ATGCCGAGTTATAAAGTTTACCAGAAGAAGATTAATAAGAAGGGGAGTGCGCCGGTGTATGTTAGTTTCTATTTGAACCGGCAGAAGGTGGAGATACCGGCGAAGATCAGTGTGCCGGTGGAGAGCTTTGATAAGAATAAGGGGGTTGTGAGGGGGAGTTTTGAATTTTCGGAGGATTACAATTTGATCATTTCTAATATTAAGGCGGGGATTAACGATGTGTTTGTGAAATACCGGTTGCGGGATAATTTGCTTACGCCTAATCTGTTTTGGAAGGAGTATCGTTCCCGGGGGGCTTACACTGATTTCTACTCATTTTGTGTTCAATCGCAAAAGATCCGCTTCCTCGAGCTTTCGGAGGGTACACAAAAGCAGCATAAGAATTGCATCAATAACCTGAAGGAGTTTCGGGAGGAGCTATATTTTGAAGACTTGACCGTAGACTTTTTTCGTCTATATGTTCTTTTTATGCGTAACAGGCTGAAATTGGCGGAGATTACTATTGATAAGAATCTGCGCAATCTGTCGGTTTATCTCAATGAAGCCGTGACGAAAAAGCTGATTAAGGAGAATCCTATACATAATATAAAGAAGAGGGGGTTTGACACGAACACGATCGAGGCGCTTAGCGAGGATGAATTCTCGGGGCTTGTTGGCCTGCATAGAGGCAAATCGCTGCCGGAGGATTTGCATAATGTGTTGGAGTTTTTCCTTTTTATGTGTTATAGTTCCCTGCATATCACTGATGCCAGGCAGCTGCGTATCGAGCAGATCGGAATGGATGAGTTTGTTTACACCCGTACAAAGATGAAGAATACACGGCCGCGCATGGTTCGCGTTCCTCTGTGTGATCCTATACGCCTGATTATCGAGAGGCAAAAGCGGGGCCGAAGGGAAGGCGTTTTATGGGATAATATTATATCGGATCAGAAGATTAACAAGAAATTGAAGGATATTGCGAAGAAGGTGGGCATATCCATTAACCTATGCGCCAAGACCGGTAGACATACGTTCGCAACTATCTTTTTAAGGAAGACCCGTGATATCAATACGCTGAAGGAGATTATGGGGCACAGCAATATCTCCCAGACGCTGGTTTATTCGCATGTGCTCGATCAGGATCGTAAAGAGGGGATTAAGGTGTTCAACTCTTTTTGCTGAAACGACGGATCACCCGGTATATTAAATAGAGCACGCCTACGAGCGCTATACTCCCCAGCGCATGCCAGAACCATTCCGGAAGGAAGCGCCTGTCTTTCACGACAGCTCCCTTTATTTTTGATTTTATGTTCGCATCTTTTTCAGTCTTCCTATCGATCGAGGTTGCATCAGAAGAGACGGTGGTGCTCACTTCGCTTTCGTTAAAAGTCTCAGAGATTTTGTTTTCTTCTACCCGTTCCGGATATTGACGGCCCAGGCTATCGGGTTTGGATAGATAGGTTATGGTTTGTAACAGGTCACGGCGGAGTAGTCTCTGGATGCTATCCACGGTGATTGTCGAGCGGGTGGATTCGAGCAATTCATGTTGAATCACTTTTATTTCTCCTTTGTATGTGCTGTCGGTCGAGCTTTTCTTTGTTCCGCAGGAGGCAAGGAGCAATGAAGATATAAGGAAAAGAATGTATGAGGTCTTCATGTGATAAATGATCCGCCATGCGCGCCTGGCGGAGATTTTAAATTAATGATTCAGTTCGTCCGGATATAATGTTCCTCCGGTCAGGTCAAACAACACCGAAGAGTGCTGCATAGCAAGCGCTATGCGCTCTTTCCATTGAGGACTAATCCCAGAGAGGGCACAAAGGGCGACCGTAATATCCCCCTTCAAATCCACACATTCCGGATCGTTCTTGATAGCCGATTGCATTTCTTCGTTTAGATCACATAACATCAATAATCTCACGGCTCCGCTCAGGGCATGTAGGGCTGCATGATGTGCGCAGTCTATTCTGCGGTACAATTCCGTAGCCCCCCGACTTCTGTTTGCTTCTATCGCCTTTATTTCTTCCGGAGATCTTTTTGCCAAATCATCATTAAGAAGCCCAATGATATCTACATTCTTTTCTTCCATGATTTTTATAGTTTGATAAATTAATATTGACGCACCGGTACATGGAATATGAATAATAAGGCCTTAATAATTGTAAATATAGACATTATTATCTTTGTTAACGCCTTTTAACGCCTTTCATTTTTAACAATTGCTTCTCTTCCGCTTCCACCTTCCGGGCATTCTGATCCAGGTAGGTAAGTGCATCCCACACCAGCATGCCGCGAACACCCTCGGGTGGAAGGTGAGATTCCCGGCCTAAGAACACTGTTATTTCCGATTCATCTACCAGATAATCCTTTCTTTTAGGCTGCTTATTCTTTTTTGCTTCTTTGAATAATCGTTTAAAATTCCGTGCAAAATCTTTTTGGCACCCATCCCAGAATAATAGGATCAGTTGAAGTTGCCAATCGGGCGCAGTCTTCTTAATATAGGGAATGTCCATACCGGGAATGCGATATAGGTTGGCAACAAACTGATACAACAAGTTCTTATTCTTTGTCTGATGATAGCCGTCTATAAGGGCATTGCAAGTATTATATGTCACCCATACCATATCGGAAAGTCGCCGTTTGTGGCTATGATAAACATTTCCACGAACAACGATCGTTTCCACCGGATTAATGGTAATTGCCGGATCGGTAGTCAGGAATTCAATCGCCTTTTGGAAAGACATCACCTCTTCATCTTCTAACCAAAAGGAAATTGAAAATTGAAAATCGAAGATCGGCCTGAGCCAATTGAAAATTGAGAATTTATTGCTTCTCCCCTTTTGCAGCCGATAGTACTGCCTCCAGCGGATATGCCCTTCATTCACACCGGCAACCTGCCGACCGGTCATGCGCACGAAGCGCCCGATAAACGGCAATTTAGCTAAGATAGACCGCCATCGTTCTGCATACAGTAAGGGTTTTAGTCCGCAAAACAGCAAAAAGGCTTTTGCCATGAAGGCCGTATCGCTGGGATGCTTACCAGCGAGATCATAATAGATCTTCCATTGCGCCAGCGTCATATCCTCCCACTTTTTCGGAGGCGACGGCAATTCGATAACCCGTTGTTTCTTCTTCATATCACGGCGTTTTTTTGTCGTTGGTCGTAAAGCCGCTCAGCAAAAAGAACGGGGAATCGCTGTCTGTCGTCGCATATTCCGTCTTCACCCTGTCCGGTTCATTGCCCGGGAAGAAGGGGTAATCCTCCCGGTTGCCTTTCATCGTGCGCATGGCGCGCATCAGGTTTTCCGCTGCCATTTTCGTAGCGCCTAAAGAATTGTATCCGTGCGTATCTTCCGGCTTGTTTAGTTCCGGATCGTAGGCCTTCGTGTACAAGGCTAGAGCCGATTGTAACAGGGGCAATACTTCGCGGTCGGCATCCGTTAGTTGGTCGGACATTTTGCGGCGGATGATCTCGTCTGTCTGCTTTTCGCCAATGGCCGGGCGTATATAGCTGCGCTCAATCAACCGCATCGAAGGAAGTAGCTGGATAAACTTGCGCCGTCTCTTTTCGAGGTATACGCCTGCGCTTTCAAATTCACCGGCGGTAAATATCAGAAGGCCGGTCTGTTGCCAATACCACCTGCTTTCTTTCCAGAGTTCGCCACCCTGGTCGTCAAGGAAATGGCCGCTGTTTCGTTCAAGATATTCGAGTAGATAGTCGATTGCATCCCATGCGTCCGTAAGGGTGGTATCCAATACCTTGTCCGTGCGATCCTTACTGGCCGCCACGGTATTGTTATTTGTGGTAACGGTAAGGCCTCCCGCTTCGTTAAAGACAACATTCAGATACGGCAGCGCCTTATGAGTGGCAAACTGTATGATCGGGATCTGCACCAGCTCCAGCAATTCACGGTAATGATTGTCCTCCATATTCAGCCCTTCCGACTCATAGAGTTCCACTAATTTGTTATATAGCGGATCCCCCAGCACCGGAACCAGGAATGTCCGTTCCGCGCTTCGGATATACGCCTTAAACTTATCAAAGTCTTTATATGTGTTGTTCGGGAACAGCGCCCTTATTTCATCAATCGTCTTTACCAGCATACCCTTTGTTTAAACATTATTAGACATCTCTTCCACCCCGCGCTTATTCTTGTCGAGCGTGGTCAATACATGAAGCGGAATATCGAAGTACAGCTTCTCATCCCATTTGTTAAATGCCTTGATGATATAGAACGGGTACATCAGCATCACCTTCTGCGCGAACATATCCAGCTGCTGCAAGGTGTTCAGTTCACGTGCTTCCGATCCGCTTGCGACCTTATCCTTTCCGGGCAGGGCACCGACGGTCTGCGGATGAATGCCCATCGCATAGAGAATCACGTTAGCGATCTCCGCGATATCATCTTTCAGGTTGGCATCTCCTTTGGGAGGTTCAACTACCTCGACGGATACCCAATTTACTGTCTTGTTTTCGACCGTCTTAGTCATTGCCAACAAAGGTTTCCCGTTATTGTCAGGATTCTGGAACCATTGTTTAAGACTATCGACCAACTTATTATATACTTCCAATTCCTTGTCAGGATCACCAGTCGCATCCGCCTGCTCGCACATATAACGGACATACGCCTCATTCAGGTGAATGATCCGCGAAAACATCGTACCGTTCTTTAACCTTGTGGCCCGCTGGTTTAGCATTGCCAACAGATAATAGTAAATGCCGCTCTTAAATATGGAGTACCATGTTGGCATTGCGTAGTACGGTTTCCCGGGTGTCGGCATACGCATCGGAAGCACATAACGGGTGGTGCGTCGGGCTACCACATTGGCGCGCTGCTTAGCTACCTTCTCACGCAATTGCTTCACAGCATAGTCCGGATCTAATGCCGGGATTACGCGCTGCTTTTCGTATTCGCCTATGTCTTCGGTGTTTATGGTAGCATCGGCGGGCTCGCCAAACGAACGGCTGTACACGCAATAGGGTATTTCCCCGAAGGTGTTCATCACTCCTTTGCGGGTACATGTCGCCTCCAAATGGCTGATGCCAACGATCTCCGGAATCCAGTCCTGATCGGGAAGCCCGATATTCAGGTCGAGCGTCGGAAACCAATTCCAGAAATAAGCCAGGTCGGAGCTGACTTCCAGCAGCCATTTTGGGATGTTATTGTTTTGCAGGAACTCTTTCAGCTTCTTCCATGTCTCTTCCCATGTCTTATAATCTTTCTCCAACCGGGCGATCTCTTCTTTATGATCCGGAACGGGCGGCCTTGTCTCTCCAAAGGCAGCATTTACCGGCGGTGCTTTAATTTCGTCGGACAGGATACGTATACGTTCCTTCAACCAGACGCCCGCGGCCTCGTAGTCGATCTGCTCCCGTTTGACCTTCCCGTTCTCTACAATATAATATACGTAATAGGGTTTTAATCCGGAGGAAAAGAGCGAGTTCACGATATGATTTAGCGACGGGGCCACATACGGGGATAGATACGCCCGTTTGACCACCTCTAACGGCAGGCGGTTGTCCTTTCCCCACAATACAAAGCGTTTACTTTGGTCAGTCTTGTTGTTTGACGTTACGGTCTGCGTGCCGCCGTCGGCTGTTGTGAAGATATCTTTACCAAAATCTTTCGGGAAGTCGGCAATCAGGGCCGATTGAATTTCGGGATTCAAATCGCTGCCAACGTTTACCTCCACCACAAGGGGCATTCCAATGGGATTATTCTTCATACGAATACCTCCCTTCCATTCAGTGAGGTGATGTAACACTCCCGGATCTTCCGGGTGTCGCCATTCGGGAACCTAACGTTATAGGTACCGCCATGGTGGCTGCTGGTGCACACCACATCCGCACAATCCATTCGCTTGCCGCCTTTTGTATAGACCCGGCAGGAGAAGGGGATCAGATCCCCTTTCTTGTCTTGCGCTTCGATCACCTTCTTTATATCACGCATTCGGATCGCCTTCATGCTTCGTCGTTTAAGGGTAATTGGTTCAGGTTGATTCGCCGCACCGGGATGCCCATCTTGTCCATGTTATCCACTTTCAAATGAAAGCCCTCGTTTTTCAACTGAACCAAAAGCACATCTATCGGGTCTTTATCTTTGAAGGGGTAGGCGTTGAACATCAGGCGCAGCTTGGAGACCATAAAGAACTCATCCGCCTCGGCCATATTTTCCACGTACGCAAACGATAGGGCAAACGCTTCTACGCGCGGATCCACAAAACTGTTCGGCCTTCGGGATGATTCACTTTCGCTCTCATCATCCGCTCCGGGGAAAAAGCCGATTCTCTTCTTATTTTTGTATGCCATAAGGTAAATGTATAAAGGGTTTACAGGGTAATAAAGGACAAATCAATCTTCGAACTCATGCAGCGTCCGCGCCGTTACCTGGCAGATATCCGGCCGGCCGAGGATATAGTCGATGCGTTCGATCAGTATTTTGATACCGTTGACTATTTTAGGAACCGACAGGTCGAGGGCGACGATCTCTTCCGGAAGGAGCCGGGCTTCGAATTTTACAATTTGGTTGGCGTGTTGAAGCATGTCGTCACGGTGGCGGTAGAAGAGGTCGTAAAGGTTGCTTTCGCCGGTTACGATCAGACTCATGGTTCCCCATGGATTGTCCAATGGTTTGCCATATTTAAAGCTCGATCCCATTTTTGTCCTGTTGTTCCTGTTTGTTCCGTAGCGAAAGCGGGGAGCAGAGAAGCATAACATGATAGGCATATCTGTCTTTTCTTCTTCGTCCGGAACCGAATTGTCGCTTATAGAGACATAGGAATTTACATTCCGGATACCACCGATAAAAGGCACATAGAACTGATCGGGGCTTGTCGACCCGTAGTCGACCACCGTACCCGTTACAACCGTGCTTGGAACAGAATTATCCGACATTTCAATCGTCTCGGAGGAATGGGTGGTAGGATTTACCCTATCCCAGAAGGAGCTGCTGACATATTTACGCCGGGTATATTTTCCATCCTCTTCGGGGGTATAGTAGCGCCCTGTCGCCCTGTCAAGATAGGCCTCTCCATACTTTTTCACCAAGTCCTCCGGGCCATTTCCTTCTACCTCCGCATAAGGGGTCAACGATCTGTTCATTGAAATGAGCAAAGCCTTCGGATCCTGGAAATCAATTTGCAGATCGTCGTTTGTATAGCTGGAAAGGTCCTTATCCGGCAAGTCGTCGATTGCCTGGTTCCATTGCCTGATTACGATATCCTGTCCGTTGTCCACAAATTCAATCCCGAATTTCCGGCGGATCACGTTCAGGAAGTCCATGATACTAACCTTCTCCGGCACTAATTGCCTGTAATATAAGGTTCCGTTATCGCATATAGCATCTGCCGTATTGTTGATTAAGGCTAATTGTTTCAGCGAGGTCTCTGTGTCAAACATATTTGTCCGGAGATTGTAGCCGAACTGCGAAAAGATAAACCGGAGAAGGTACGATATTTTTAGAAAAGGACTCAACCCGTACCCTATGGGAAGAGTAATAGTCAACTTATCGTCACCTGAACCTGACACCCAATCCCGCGTCTTTTCTCCTACAAAGAAGATATCCGCCGGAGGGTTGGTGCCGGTACTGACAAATTCATTCAGGATAAACTTCATGCCCTCCCGTTCGAGATTGCTCCGGGAGATTTCATTATTCGATAAGGCAGGGAATATCCAATAGTCATAGTTCTCTACGTCATTCAATGCTTGTTTGAGCTCCGCTATTCGTGCCGTGACCCCGCCTGATATGGTCTTGACCGGCCATTCCAGATCCCCTAACAGTTTTTCACCGATCGTTTCATATAATTGCCCCTCGCTGGTGTAGAAAGTACATCCTATGCCGTCTTTCCTGTGCGCGGAGTCGATTGCCAATGATCCCCGCATATTCACAGCACCGTGTTGCGCACGGACTAATAGACGGCGGACGGGCCGCTTCGTCCATACACCACGATGTAAGGCGCCCACCAACCGCAGGTTATGATCCGTCGGCGGCAAGGTGAGCGGCACACTTTGGCTACCTTCGTCGGTCAGGAAAGGGTTCGTGCGGCTCAGTTCCATGGCAAATTTTGCCGGTAGTTGGAATTCCCGTTGGGTGTTATCATCAAGGAATATTCTCATATATAAATTGTTATTTCGGCCGGCTTCCACGGCTGATCGAGTTTTCAATCTGTTGTGACTGGTTCTTCAGGTTCGAATAATTCAACCAGGCTCTAAGTCCGGTACGTCTTAGATCTTTTAATAGTCCGTTCAGTTCGTCGATCGACTCTCTCATCGCCGGATCCGCCTGCTGGGCAACCGGCAATACTTCCGTATCCACTCCGCCGCCATCGGCATATCCCCGAAGTGGGTTTGCACGCAGTCCGTATTTATCGCGGCGTATGGTTTCTATCACCCGCACATGGTTGAAGGCGACGGGGTCACGCATCACCATTTCCGGAACGACATATTCATTGCTATGCACAAAGCCTTTCGGTTGGTAGGTCCCACCGGGGCCTGTATCGCCTCCGACGGCAAAGCCGGAGGATTTGACTACGCGCTGGCCCGTTTGTCCTTTGGCATCCGAGCTGCCTTTGCCGATAAGCGATTTAATACCGGCCTTCGCCACTTGCAGAAAGCCCTGAATGATCCCACCAATGGCGGCTGCCGTGATCACACCGAGGATCCCTTTTGACCCGATTTCCTGGCTGGCTCCTTTTGCCGTATCGATAATCGCTTTCGCCTGCATCTCTTTCAGCCAGATATCGACCAGCTTCATCATGGTATCGAAGGCGACGTCGACCATGGAGTCGCCAAAGGATTTCCAGACATCGGCTGAGTCTTCAAAGAGCTTACCGAAGGACTCGCCAATGCCTGATGCTGTTGTTTTGACTACATCGGCGTATTGTTGCTGGATTTGTTCCTGTTTGCGGGCGGCCTGGTCGAGCATTTGGATTTGGCGGTCGGCGTTTTTGCGCTTTAGCTCTGTGATCTGCCCCTCGGTCAATCCATAAACATCAAATCTTTCTTCCTGATATCGCATTTCGATATCCAACAACTCTTTTTTATATTCAGCCTCAGTCAGAAGACCTTGTACGCGTTGTTCGGCAATTAAAAGCTCTTCTTGTCTTTGCCGTTCAGCCATCCTTTTCAATTCTTCCTGAGCATCTTTTCCTCCTTTATTCGTATAATATTGCTCTTCGGCCTCACGTCCTTTTTTCCGAATTATGTTTATATATTCCTGATATTGCTCTTCTGAAATAAGTTGCTTCTTCAACGCATCTTCAATAAGTTTTGTTGCATCATTATATTTCTGCTGTATGCGTATCAGTTCTCGCTGATCACGGGTAGCTCCTTTCAGTTCGAACTGGTCGTAGAGCTTGTCGAGTTCGTTCAGGAACTTTTGCGCTTCCTTTTCTTCATTGGAGAAAAGGCGTAGTTTAAAGTCCCAGAACTGGCGTTCCAGTTCTGCTCGCTTATCTTTGGAGAGTCCGAGGATATCTAATCTCTTTTGAAGTCCTTCAAACTCGATCTTTTCCAACATTTCATTGTATTTCGTTTCCGAATCGACCATTTCTCCACGGAAAGCAGATTGTTCCACTCTTGCTTGAATCAACAATGTTTTCTGCTGGTCTATATAACCACTTGCGGCTTTCATTGCTGCGTCGATACGTTTTTTAGCTTCCTTTTCAGTCTCTTCACTTAGCTTCTGATTGGTCTCTTTTTCAAGTTTTTCCAATTCTTGCCGTTGCTTGATCTCGGCAGCAATACGAGCCTTATGTCTTTCAGCTCCCGCGCGATCGACCGGATCAATCTCTAATAGTTCTCTTTCCTGTCGGAGTTCCTGAACCACCCGAATCTGCTTTTGGTATTCTTCTGTTACTTTTTGTATAGCTGCCTGATTTCTGATTTCCAAAACATTACCACCATACGAATCAATTTCCGTGTAATAGCCCTTTTTAGTAATTTCCTCTTGTTTGCTGGCTAAGGCACGCAGGAGGCGTTCCTGACGGATTAAGTCATCTTCATTTTCCCTTACTCTTTCTCCATGAATACGGCGAAGAGCGGCATCACTTTGATTCACAAATTCCTCAATACGTTGTGTACTGATAGCGATAGCATTTCCATATTCATCAAAAGCAGTTACTGCGTTTGGAACCAACTTGATAATATCCTGAATAATATTCTTTAGTTTTTCCTGGTTTTCCGGATCATCAGACGTTATCAACTTATTATATTCATTCAGTAATCCGGGCATTTTTACCGATAGTTGATCAACTATTTCTATTTGTTTTTTAAAACGCTCACTCAATGTATCAAGACCCCGGGTAATTTCTTCAACGCCTTGCCCTACTTTGAGTATCCAATCCACTATACCACTCCCTAGAAACCAACGCTGTATATTTTTGCCTATCTTTTCAATCGTAGCTGCCAGATTCTCGTTTTTCACATTAGCCTCATTGGTAATTGACGTAGCTTCCGCAAATGCCTGATTGGAAATCTTTATCTCACGGTTTAAGATACCTGTATTGGCGGATAAAGCTGTCAGCACAGCAGTCAATCGCGCACCCTCACTTCCTAAATCTCCCATGATTGGGGCCAGCGAAGCAAGTCCACCACGTTCTGACATTTTCTGAAACACCATCAATATGCCTTCCCACGTGCTTCGGTTTAATGTTTCTTTCAATTCATTTAGTGGTATTTTCAGAGCTTTGGCAACTTGTTCTGTTTTTGATACTATCGTAATAATAAATTTGTTAAGTGCCGTAGCCGATGTTTCCACGTTCTGTCCCAGCTGATCGGTTGCCGAACCCAAGGCCAACACCTGTTGAATAGTTAATTTGGATTGCGAAGCAACTCCCCCCATCCGTTTAGCAAAGTCTACCAAATATCCCTCCGCCGCGGTTGACGACTGTCCCAATTCATTGATAGCCGAACCGGTAGCAAGTAGTCCCTGTTCAACGCCTAACGTTTTAGTAACCCCTAATACTGTATTCAGTTTGGCTATGTTCTTTATTGCATCCTCTCCAAGATCTTCACCCAATGCAACATTGATCTGATTCCCGGCGCGTACGAATCCCAACACATCTTCTTTCGCGGTAATTCCCAATTTCCCTGCGGTATACGCCAACTTATTCAATTGCTCAACCGACGTTCGTGTATCAATGCGATTGATATCATTACTCAATTCCGCAAGGGCAGAACCGGCAAGTCCTGTTGTTTTCTGAATATCGGAAAGCTGATCGGATAGTTTAATATTCATATCGATCATCTGCCGGAAGCCCTGCATCAGTTTGTTGAAACCGAAATAAGCCAACACATACGAGGCCAGACGTTTCATTGTCTTACTCATTTGGTCCCACATTGTTATTTGTTTAGCTCCCGTTTGGTTAATCTTTTCGAGTTCGCCATGAAGTAGTGCAGCTTTAGCCTTTCCTTCAGCATATTCACGCGAAGTTCTGTCCAGTGTATTATTGTAGTCCTCCTGAACTTTGATGGCCTTCTTTATTTGTTCGACAGAGGCCGTCCCGATGTTTTGAAGTATATGCTCTACATCCGAAAGAGACATTTCCTGTTTTCTGACAACGCCATCCATCTTATCCATCTCGTCACGAAGGCGTTTTAACTTTGTCTCTTTCTCTGAGACATCCTCTAATCTTCGGTCGGCCTTCGCCAGATTCTTCTCCAATACTTTAATGGCTTCACCAACCTCTTCGCGTGTGGCTATACTTATGCGGGAGAGGATCTCGTTCACTTCCTGCATTGTCATAGCCTGCTTTTGAGTCCCCTTATCAATCTTTTCAATTTCCTGATTGATCAATTGAAGTTTTTGGCGGTCTGCCTCCAAATCGTAATTCCCATCACGCACAGAAGTAGACATACGACCCTCTATTACCTTACGGGCATCTGCAAGTTCTTGGCGGGAAGCCGTTCCGATACGCCCGATCACCTTTTCCACCTCTTCAAACGACATCTGTTGTTTCTTGACAACTCCGTTAATGCTGTCGAGTTCTTCTTTCAGCCTTTCAATTTTTGGGATATTGTTGGCGTACTCCTGTGTCCCTCTGTCTAACCGGTTTGTCTGTTCTACAAGCGCCTGCATAGCCAGCGTAACATCATTTTTAGAGGCTGTACCGATTCGTTTTAATACATCATCAGCCTCTTTTAATGTCATGGATTGCTTCTTGGCAACACCGTTTATACCATCGAGTTCATCTTTTAGTAGGGCAATATTTTTTCTGTTGTCAGCATATTCCTGCGTAGTGCGGTCGAGGTTCTTGGTTTGCTTAATCAGGGTGCGGTAAGCGTCTCCTAATTGTTTTTCAGTGGCGCCAGCCATATTTGATATGACCTCAGAAACATCTTTCGCACTGTTTCTTAGGGTCTTTAAAGAGCGCTCCGCCATCCGGAGTTCCTTTTCCAGATCAGCTACTTCTTTGCTGTTTCCAGTAAATAGCCCTATGTCATTTAGTTCCTTCTTTTTCTTCTTCAGGCTATCGACTCTACCTTCGATAGACAGGATGGCTTGTTCGGCTTGTTTACCATCTAAAAGGATGGTTGTCTTTATGGTTGAATTTTGAGGGCGTGCCATGCTTTCAGATTATTTTATTGTCTACCTTTAGCCCGAGCATAGGGAATCCACCATTCTGTCTTAGCCCTATTCATCCGTGCCCTTTTTTGGTTGTTGTCCATGACTGAGAAGTCATATTGTATCTTTGCATTGATCTCTTCGGCGAGTGTCCGTGCGGCTATTGCCCCCAGTGCAAATGCCCGCTGCCTGATAAGAGGATTAATGAATGGCTTGGGCTCTCTTTCTCCATGTCTGCTCTTGTAATACTTTGTTCCTGACTTGTAGGAGCTTTTGAGTTTTGAGGAATCATACTCCTGACCATTACCTGTTCCCGTCTCAACGAAGACGGCAATGTATTCATAGAAGAATACTATTTTCTCCATGTTCCCGCCTGATGCATTAAATATTTTGTAATCAATGCTTTTTTGGAGTACACCATCGCCCTTATACCTGGGATTATAGGGGCTAATTCCCTGAACCTCCATCTCTGAAAGAATTCGCTTCATTAAGTTGCCAGCCCACAACTGCAATATTTGAAATCTTGTTTCCGCCATTAAGGATTAATGTTTAACCCAAAATTACCCGGTCAATCCGCGGCGGGAAAGGACAAAACGGACCTCTTAGCGCGGTTTGCCTCCGCTATCTTCCCAAACCGTTCACCCCTCCCGCAGACATTTCGTATCCTTGTTATGACGGAACAGGGGATGTGATCCCGTTCACCCTTAATTATTAACCACTAATCGTATAGATTATGAGCGTTTTTTACAAAGTAGTTAGGAAAAAGAATCCGACTAAGCCTTTAGAGGAAGGTAAGTTTTATGCCCAGGCAATGGTCACGGGCGAAGTGTCGATCGATAAGTTGTGCGAACGGATATCGCGTGTCAGTACCGCTTCGCGCGGGGATGTGGCGGTGGTGCTGAGCTCATTGGCGGACGAGGTGATCGATACGCTTGAACAGGGGAACTCTGTTCGTTTGGGCGATTTGGGCACGATGCGGATCAGTTTGTCGAGTACCGGCGAGGAAGACCAGGGGGATGTGAGCGCGTTGAACATCCGGAAGGGGAAGATTATTTTTACGCCGAGCATGTTGCTAAAGGCCCGTATCAACCGGCTAAGTTTTAAGCAATGGGGGCCGGTAGCGAAGACCGGAACAGAAGGCGGCGGCACGGATCCGGAGGATCCTGAGGTGAAGGAACCGTATGAATGATCTCTAATGACAAAGGGTAGGCCTGAATAGACCTACCCTTTGTTTATTATGGTTGTATATAATCAATCAGATTATAATATCATCGAATACTCAATACTATATCCCAACGCGTTCATGATCCGGTAAAGGGTGGACACCTTTGGTTCGGTCTGCCCGCTTTCAACCCTTGAAATATAGGAACGATCGGAGCCGATGCGCCGGGCGAGCTCAGCCTGGGTGATCTTAGCCTTTTTACGCGCATCCCCAATAATTTGCCCGGTGTAGAAGGCATACGCCTTTTCTTCGGCCTCGATACGGGAAGGGGTGCCGGGCTTGCCAAAACGTTTATCGAGTATCACATCATAATCGGTCAGTTGATGATTGTTTGTCTGCATAATATTCTTCTTTAATTCGTAATGCTCTGTTTATCTCGTCGGGAGGGGTTTGTTGGCTCTTCTTCTGGAAACCGTTAAATAAAACAACGATATTCCCTTCGTCGAAGATGAAAAACACCCTATAAATATTTCCGTTATATATAGTCCTCAATTCATACAGGCCGTCGCGGATCAGCTTAACGAACTTTACCGATAGCCTTTCCTGCGTTTTAAGCAAAAGGAGCCCGTACTCTACTTTATCCCGCTCTTTCTCTGTGAGCGTATCCATAAAGGCCTCAAAGAAACCACCGTAGACACGTATCTTTCGTATAACTTCCATGCCACAAAGATACAAAATGTTGTTCAACTATACAACAGGATAGATCAATAAAAAGTTATAAATAATCCTTACGGCTCACCCAAATACCGCATAATCACCTCTATCTGCCGGGGCGTAAGCATGCGCAGGCCATGATAATAGCCGTGGGCGATAAGTTCGGTTTGGAGCGGGATATTGATTTCGATCCAATGGTAGAGGATGCGACGGGCGGATTTGACACTGATATAAGGATTGTAGCGGATAGCGAGTTCCGTAAAGCTACAGGAGGGTGAAGGTTTAGGGTGTTCCACGGATAGTTATTGGTTAGTTCGAAATTATAGGCTGATTTAAAAACCTCTTGACGGAGGGAAATCTACGTCAAGAGGTAAATTTATTTTCGTACTGACGCCGGGGAACTTACGTCAAGAGGAAAATTTGGCTGCGTCGAGAGGTTTTTACGGGATGCATTCCATGTTGCCTTCGTAGTCTTCTTCTGTATAACATTCTTTCCGGTATTGCATGACCTGAATGGTGACGATCAGTTCGAACCAGCCGTTCGTAATGGGGCCGATCATATCGTAGTCCACCCGTTCGAGGTTTAGCTGCGCGAGGGGGTGGGCGCGGTTGATACGGACTTTTTCTTCCTTATCGTGTTGCATCCGGAGAAGGAATTTCCAGGCATGTTCATAGCAACAGGCCTTCGCGTCGGCCTGGGCGCGGTAGTCGTTCTCGTCGGCACGGGCAAAGAAAAGGAATTTGACGACCGGCTCTTCCAGGCGTCTGCCGATATTGAGGTTGCCTTGCAGGTGGGTGACGATGCCGCAACAAGGTTCGTCGAGCTGCTGGTAACGTTGCAGGAACTCATCGAGCAACATTTCATCGTTGACCCGGAAGAAGCGGGAGGCTTTAGGGTCGTCGGGGATGTGACGGAAGGGCTTGTAGATCGAGGCCCATTGTTCCATGTAGTTGTCGAAGCGAAACACGTTAATTAATTGTTAATTGTAAATTATGAATTATAAGCTTTAATCGAGACGTTGTCAAATGTCTTGCCGTCGCTGGCCATTATATAGTAATTTGAATCATTATATAATGGCATTAGGTTTGCGCCATCATTAAAGGCGATAACACCATATACACCCTCCAGATCCTCCTTGCCCCACAGTTTAGTTCTTTCTTTGAACTCTTCCTTGTCTCTTTCCTTAATTACCAGGACGTACTCAATGCCTAAGCATGTGTTTGCTTCCAATCCTTTGTCTGTAATTCTTCTTAAAATAAACATATCTGTATGTATTTATATATTGGCTACTCTATTAAAGGTTTTCGCCATTCCCTGTTAAATTAATGCGATTGTCCCTACATATTAACCACCGAAGAATGCCAACGGCATTCAACTTGAATAACCCTCAGTGAAGGGAGCGCAGCGAGCGACTGGGGGTAGGTAGATGTCTTACTATTAAGCAACGCCGGAGGTGTTGAATTGAACCCGCTTCGGGGTTCGTCGGTGTAGGCAGTGCTATACCCCCAGTCGGTCGCTGCGCTTCCTTCACTGGGGGTTAGTCATATTAAATCCCTCTCGGGATTGTCTCGTTGGGCTTCTCTCCATTTCTCTTCAAATCTGTTATTTGAACATTTAAAATGAGGATATATCAGTAGTCCGGTCACTAAACATGAACAGCGCCTTTTCGCTGCATTCATGTAGGCACAATTGCCGCAAATCTTTCCTACACCATCGCATCCGCAAGGAGGAATATCATCCAAAGGTATTGTTGCGTTGCATCCGCATCGATTGTGTTCGCCCATCTTATTATGAATTAATTAATTGTCTAATTCAAAAATACCCCGCTGTAAGCCACCCCAAAAGGACAAAACAAAACCGCCACGGTCTTCGCAGAGGGTGGCGGCATACCTTAATGACATGTATTTATATCGTACCGGTGCGGGTTAGCGGGATTGGCAGCCGCACGGGGATTTCTTTTTTGCCTGGTCGTGGCAATGGCATTGGCAGATGAAGTATTGGACGTCTTCGATAAGTTGTTCGTTGATATCTCCGGTCAGGTAACCGACATCTTCGCCGCCCATGTCGAGTTCAAAATGTTCGGCAATGTCATCGACAAGGTGGCGCAGTTCGTGTTCGAGGGAGTTCAGGAACTGGGCGGGGGATGTGTGCAGGCCGATGACCATAACGGTTTCTTTTCCATATTTATTCGAATAGGTGAATCCGGTGTCCATGCTGCATTTGGTCAGGTTCTCATACACGCGGCTGAGTATATCTTCGGAAGGGTGCAGGAGGACGAGTGCCTCCATGATCCGGTCGGTATGGTAACAGGTGACGGCGTAGAAAAGGGTTAGTGTCCAGTCGTATTTCCGAATATATAGTTGACGGTGTTTCATTTTTGAGTAGCAAGCAGTTAGTAGATAGTAGTAAGTAGTAAGAAGATAGAAATGCAGCTTACTACTTACTATGGATCACAGGTAGTCTTCCCAATTGAGGGCCGTACCTGATCCGACACAATCGGCGACATAGCGGGTTAGCGGCAAGCCGGAGTAACCGTCTGGGTCGTCGATGTAGTCGCGGATAAAGAGGGCGAGCATCTGGTCGTTGGGAATGGAACTGCCGAAGAAATCGGCTCGGGCCATGTTGGCGACGTAGACGCAGTCGTAACCGTTGTCGTTTTTTAGCTGTATGCCGTAGGTCTTCAATAATTGTTCGACCTTTTCCTTAGTGTAGGGCTCGATCTTCTTACCGTTACGGTCGGTCATACGGGAAACGGCAAACTCACACAGTTTTTTGGAGAAGCTCCAGCCATAGGCAGAGAGGTATTCTCTCTGCCCTGCCGGAAGCCTTTCGTAGGAGTCAAGTCTTTCGCGGTCCATGGCTTAACGTCTTCCGCGTCCGTACCTGCCTGTTCCGGGAACTCCACGGCGTTCGCCCATATTTTCACGTTGGCTGTAGTTGCCGTCGTTCATATAGGGGCCGTCGTTACGGTTGCCGTAACGTTCGTCGTCGCGTTCTCCGAAACTGCCTTCTTTGACTACGTCATAAAGTTCGTCAACGAATTCCTCGACGATCTCTTTAATTTCGTGGCGCATATTGCCACGTTCGCCGTAACCTCCCCGCATATCATCGCGTTGGCCGTAGCCTTCTCCGCTATGATACACCCTGGGCGAGCGGCGCATATTATCCCAATAGCTCATATTAATTGGATTTTTTATTGTTGTTTTTATTCTGCTCAATAAGCATGTTCTTGATCTCGTCGATGCCCGCCAGCTTCTTTTCCATAGAGGTCACCTGCTCGCGGAGACTCTTGATCTCTTCCTCCTGTTCTTTCTCTTTCGCAAAAGTCGGATTGATGTTTTGCAGTATCTTTTCGCATTCGGCAATTATCTCTTCATGCCTTGCGACACTTTCGATAACCGATCTGCTTTGCGATAACGCCGTTTCAATCTCGGTGCGTATCAGATCACGGCTGGATGAGACGACAATCTTCTGAGTGCCGGTTGTGGGGAAATCCGCTATCGCCAGATTTGCAGGAAGCTTATTGAAGTTCACCGACGATTCTCCTACTTTAACCTGAACGTCTACGACGTATTCCGGCTGCAGTTGGAACCCTGCGGCAAAATTGGTTTGCTTAACCTGTGGTTGGCTAACGGCAACTACTGAGCCTGTCTGGAGGCTTGTCTTATCGCCTTTCTCAAAAATAAAGAAGGGAGCATTGGGTCGTAAATCTTTAAACATGCCTATTGATCTTTTTAGTTTTTAACTTTCGCGGACAAGGTTTGTGCGTCCGCGGTAGGAGCGGCGGGAGCTCCCGCCACAAAGTCAAGGATACGGAAGACATTCGAAGTCTTATTCAGGTAAACATTCACCTGTGTCGGATTCGGAATGTCGGCGCCGGTAATGTTCGTGCCTTCCGAGTCAACCACAGGAAGAGTCCGGGTGTTGACCGCTCCCGTTACTACAACGCTTACCGGTAAAGGCAAACGCGATGCTGGAAGGGTAACAGGAATATCGAAAAGCAACAAACATTCATTTGGCAACTGCCGGAAGATAACCGGGTCGATTGCCAAATCATTCACTGTCGTACTGTCGTTGGACATCAGGGAAGCCTGCACCTTGAAAGTGCGAAGCTGAACCGGACGCCTGACAGAAACAGGGGGTCGGTATCCCCACCAGGGGAAAAAGAAAGGATAGTATGGCCACATATTTACCTCCCCCTTTATACGGTTGCTTCACCTGCTGCATACCCTGCGCCAAACGCACCGAATCCACCACACAAAGGAGCGCTGAAAGTAGCGGTCGGAATGCCGGGAATGTACGGCTGCGCATAGGTCGGCGTTTCCTTACAACGTAGGCGTGCCAGCTCAGCGTTGATCGGGGCGATCATCGAGGCGATGTATTCGTTCTGATTTCGCTGGCTGATCTCAAACTGAAGGGTCTGATTCTTCTCGCGAAGCGCCTCGATCTTATCGGCCTGACGGGCGAAACGATCGTTTGTCATTTCTGCCAGGATCGAACGGGTATTGCAGTCGGCGTTGTTGGTGATCGAGTTGGCAGCACGCTCGGTTGCTAAGCGGCCCTCGAATCCCTGGGTAGTGATGTTGTTGTTTGTCTTGCAGCAGCAGTCACAGATCTGGGCAGCCAATGCGTTGTCTCCCGACTGGATTGCGTTGATAATCTGCATGGAGGACATGCCTACCTGGTTACCTACCTGACAGATGCTCTTGTCGATACCGTGGAGTGCGGTTTGCATGGCGTTAATGTCACAATTCAGGGTGGTAGCAAGTTGACTGATTGCATTGCCGTTTCCTTGAATAGCAGACATTAACAGTTCACGTCCGGCGTCACCCGATAAGATTTCAGGGATCTGACCACCGTAACCGTTGCCGCCGAAACCACCGAACCCATTACGTCCAAACAGGGCAAGAAGCAGAATAGCCCAAATGCCCTCTCCTCCAAAAATGCCATTTCCATAACCATTGCCGTAGCCGTTTCCGGGCTGCTCAAAAACATAAGTTTTGTCCATTTTATAAGAAAATTATAGATCGCCCGGAACCATTTCCGGGTTCTACAAATTTCCCCCGAAAAGGCCGCCTGGGGCCTACATACCTTTCCGATAGGACGGAGGTTATTTCCGAAAAAGTGGAAGGTTCACTCCAACGCCATTTCGCGGGTGTGGTTCAGGATATAGGCAATGGTGCGGGTGGAAAGGTGGGTCTCCTCCCGGATACGGTCGTAGATATAGCTTTTGGCGACGTACGGATAGAGGTCGCCCAGCTCATCGAGGATCGTGTGAAAGATTTCATGTACCTGGTTATCGCGCACGGTGGTACTCTCCCGTCTTGTTTTACTTGTACTTCGTTTCATTTTCGCAAAGATTTAATTGAATCATGTCATTTATGGGGAATTTGCCTATCTTTGCTATCCCCAACTTTATAAAGAAAGCATACCTTTCAAGGCACCAAAGGCATTGAGCCCTCGTCGTACCGTTGAAAGAGTATGCTTTTTTGATTGGTGTAAAGTTGGGGAACTTACGATGAGGGCTCTTAACGGCCGCCCCCGGGGCCTTATCTCCTATCAATACATCCAGATAACACGGGGCGTTCCCGTTCCCTTACCCAGATGAATGAATGTCTTGGCAATGCCGATCCTATTGAATCCGGCCCGAATGGCCGCGTCCACAATAAGCCACCGGTTACGATCGGACTGGCAACGTATATCAACGCCTTTCCGCTGCGGGTGGTCTCCGGTGCCGCTTCTCCCTTTCGCCTTTTCCCATTCGACCGAACGAAAGGCGCAGTTTATAACCAATGGGATCCCGACAAGCTCGCGCACCTTATCGAGGTCGTCCATAAATGCCTGATCCATGTCCTGCAGGCTACAGGAAGGAACACAGCGCTTAAATTCCGGTTCCTGGAAATATTTGGATGTAATCATATCTTATCCGTTATTGTGTTCTTTGTTGCACCACCGGCAACCGTTGTATTCCTGAACCATAGACATTATATCCATGGCTCGTTTGCGTTTTGCGAACTCGCGGTTCTTAATAGAGAGGATATGGCAGTTTACATGCTCATTTCCCAGGTCATGCACTTCACGGGATGCGTGATTGATCAGGTAGCGGTATCCGAAGAGTTTACGGAACCATATTTTAATGCGGGTAAATTGTTTCATGGAGCGATTGTTTTACTAAATACATTACATGTCATTGTCTGTTTTCTGCCTTTTCTTTGTTTCCTTATATTCCTTCATAAATTTTATCTTCTCAATAAATTTGACTGTGGCGACCCAATACAGGAAGGCGATCACTTTATTATCGGGCTGTATCTTCTTCCAGTTACGGAGAACATTGGTACCGTAGAAGTAGATCATCACCCAGGTGATCCAGGAGGCGAATCCGGCGACCGATGATTGGTCAAGGTGCATGATTACACCCACAAAAAAGGTAATCATAAGCAATCCCATGTATCCTATCAAATATAATATTGCCTTAAACGCCTTCTTAAAACACCATCCGCAGTCTTCATCAGCGAGCCATCCGAAGATGACGTTTATCGTAGCCAGTATCGCAATAGCGAGAAGAAAATTATCTATCGGAATAAAAAAGTTAATGAAAGCAGTGTAAGCCGCCATAAGGAGGCTCTTCAAAATACTTGCCATATCTTCCATTCTTCTTTTCATTTATTATGAAAGATCCATTCTACATTTTGCCAAATAATATTTCCAGTGATATAAACGAACTTAACAGGGCGGCGACCTCCATCCATGTCATCCACTTACGGTCACGCATGGCAATAAGGGCGAAGACCACAAAACACGGTAATGATACATACCATAGACGGGATATCAACAGTACCCATAACTGTGACCCGCCGATGCAGAGCGCCGCAAAAGCATAATGCTCCTTCCGCTGGTCTTCCAAAAAGCGCGGAGCCACACCGACACCGATCAGTCCGAAGATAGCCACCAGACATATCACCTTCCACGGGTCAGGCGTAAATTCCATCATAGCGGGCACAATAAGGAACCCGAGACTCATGCTGAAAAGGGCAAACAAATTACCCAATTCCTTTTTCTTTTCGTTTAACTTGTAATAGGTCACGCTTATGCTCGACGGCATATATCCCAAATACAATCTTATAAAAATGAGATATATCACCGTCACAACATAACCGGACCTTGCTAATGCAATAATTGTTTCCATGCGAGGTGTTTTAGGGGGTTAGTATATAATATTGGTTCATCGTGTGTCTTTCTCCAGTGTTTCGATATGTGGCCCATAATCGAAATTGTTTTCTCATTCCATCCTTCATTATTGTCATATTTGAAGATTTTCGAGAAGGAAAACAGGCGGTTCCGGATAGCCATCAATCCGCATTGCCTCTATTTCTTCCCGGGTCTCTTTACTATACGCTTCCGCTATTAGACTTTGTGTATTGTCATAAACTTGTTTAGCATAAAGTTCGATTTGCGGAATCGCTATCATCAAAGCCTTAATAGGAATATCAAATGATACGGGAGGAACAGTTGTTGCCCATAGCTTAGTAGTAGCCTCACCATTTGCAAGTAGCGCCGGTAAGGTAACATTCAAAAGACTGTTTCTCGTTTCCTTATCAATCCACATAGGGATTTTATTCGATTCCACCTTGATATAGAAGACAGAGGCTTTCTTATCAGCTTCATTTATGTTTCCAACAAACCAGGTTAAAATCAGATCTATTATTTCCTGTTGGGTTGGTTCATGCAAAAACTTTTCTTCCAGGAACGAGACCCCCTGCTGTTCCTTTGTTCCCGTTTCCTCGTTTATCACCATATAGGGTTGTATATCCCAACGGACACGCCATTTGTCTTTCCGGGAGTCTACACACTCAATAAGCGGAGTCCCATACGTTCCTTGTATTCGCCTCATGTTATTAATCATAATACTGGTAGGGCCTTAAAATATTCCACGTTTTCTATTATCTCTATTTCCCCTATAAAGGCTAATCGAGTTCCATTCGTCGAATAGGCCACTTCGGAACTATAATTTGTATGTGCAAATGAAACCCCTCCATAATTATCGGACCTAAGGCCTGATCTACAGAGTACTTCATCTCCTCCATCTCCATAATACATATCACAATAATAAGTATTTTCTGAACCGCCAATCTCGACAGGAACCATATCAAAATAATCACTATCAATGGCAGCCACTTCTTTTATCCAACCCGATTTGTTTGCCGCAGTTACTCTTCGTGTAATGCCATCTTTATCAGTAATCTCCCATACAAAGCCACTCACCTTTACCCCGGATACATATTCATACATACATCCACATATCCCCTCAACACCCAAGAAAGATACATGCCCTGTATCACCAACTTTTGTATCATTGTTGCCCTTATAGGCTGTCTTCCCTGTAATTGTTGTTGGAAGAGCATCTCCGGCACCTAGTACGGCTTGCATATCTCTTGTCAAATATTTTGCATAGAATAGCATAGGAAACACAGAGTGGGTATCAATGTGAATCAAACCATATCCTTCCCCTCGAGCTTGTGCATATTGTTCGAGTTGGACATATTTGGAATAGACGGGAGTTACACCGGAGCGACTATATAATTTATTATATGATACAGAGGCCTTCGTCGCCCCTACAAGTCTTTGCGGAAAGAGCTTATATCCGTTAAGTTCCTTTGATGATAGATTATAACCCCAGTTATAATTTTTACGGGGAACCATCTTATACCAAACATCCGGCTCAAGTACCATCCAATCCCCTTCTGCACCATCCAGCCTTGCTGAGGTACCATCATGATAATAATTGCTGTTATTGGCACCAAGAAAACATATTGCCATTTTTCCTTCGCCAGTTTTCTTCGCCAGGCATCGGCGCCATTTAGACAGTATAATCTCTAATTCTTCTGGATTGGAAACCGTAATATTCTCGGGATCAGATATTGATGAATCAAGTATAACAGTTGTTACTGGAGGTAATTCCTCATACATCATATCTACTACTCGACTAATCTCAGAGGCAATAAACTCCGTTTCTATGGGCGTTGCCATTCCTTGCATCTCATCCACAGCCACCGAATACTTCACATCTAGAGGTATTTGAAGATTTTTAGGAGGAACAGCAGGACCTTCCCAGATAACGGTATTTGTATCGACATTCATCACTGTGACCGTTTGGCCGGAGACGTCTGATCCATCTTCTGCGCTGACATTAATTGTTACCCTTTCACTCAGGTATGTAAGCGTCAAGCTTTCGGAAGCTGTTTCCAAAGTCTTAACAATGCCCAGGGGAGCTTTATATCCTTCTACCGATCCTCCGGTAATTGTTGCCTCTAAGCCTATTGGAACTTTCACAAATACGGAAGATCCGGTATAGGTTAATTCTTTCACGGTTTCACCATATTGAACAGTAATATCTACGTTGTTTATATTAGGATCCGGCTGGGGTTGGTTACTTGTAACATCAATCTCGACAAGGCATGTATTGTAATATGCAGATACATTACGCTGGCCTCCCTGAATAGCTGTAAATGTTTTTGGCTCGGGGGTTGCATATCCTTCTATCGGGCTAAACATAAGCTGGTATTCTAACATCATTGGGATCTTAGTGGTTAGCTCCTGTCCGTTCCAGATCAGTTCTGACTGTTTCGAATCCTGAAAGTGTATTTCAATAACAGCCCCATTCAAGGCCATATCCGGTTGTGACTGGTTGCTCAGTAGAGTTATCTTTACCGTTTCATTCAGATCTATGCTTCCACCGCCGCCTGAACCGGCCAATTTCCATACTGCCTTATCCTCGGATGTGATATCATACAACTTATAGAAGACATGCTCTTCCTCTTCTGTGTCATAGAAGCGAAGTTCAGCACCAATCGGAAAGGGTTTTGTCTCCCCACCTTCTACGTATGTCAAATCGTTCTCGCCAGGAAGGTGGTCTATATCTAATACTTTCCAAGATTCTCCGTCCTTTCCGTCTTTTCCATCCTTTCCTTGCAAGGATTCCAACCATTCGGCAGGGTTACCTTTAAAGCCTTCATCGACTGCCTGTTGATAGGCAGACTTTCCGTCTTTTCCTTCTGCTTTAATCGCAGTGGTAACATAATCTCCCGTTTCATCATTGTAATAGACCCAGAATCCATCAATGTTAACGAAGGGAGATTTGCCGGCTGCCCCGGCTGCCCCTTCCAATTTGCCTGCCGAATACCAGTCGATATTATCTTCTGCCGCGTTATAGCCCCATATATAATATTCATACGGCTCAATTTCTGGTCCCGGACCAACTCCAAAGGCGCCTTTTATGTTTGTCCCATCAGGGTGTTTTAGTTTAAGCGCCTCTAATGTTGGGAAAAAACCAAGTATATCAAAGGGCTTTCCGTTTGGACCGCCCTGAATGTCTGCCCGAAACTCATAGATAGGATTCCCGGCGTCATCTGTCCGGCCAGTATTGACCAAAACTAATTTAGAAGGCTGGCCGTGCGGGACGTCAGTTGTTGTTCCGTTTTCGATAACCGGGCTTTTGCCATCTTCACCATCTTTCACATTGGACGCTGCGTCTTTGGCTTCTTGGGTGGCATTGATGGATTCTTCTCTCAGAGTCTCCCACTCACTTTTAATGGTTTCGAAAGCTTCAGAAATTGTGGTGGCGACATCTGTAGCCGGTTTTTGAATATCTGCCACCGTTAATAATGTGATCCATTCGCCGCCTTCCTGCCGCCATTGCCAGGCGGCATTTTCGCCTGTTGTGATTTGAGTCTCAATTGACTTGCCATCTGCCCCCTTAAGAAGGGATATTGAGACGGTAACTACCTCTGCTGTATTCCCCGCCATACGAACAGCAGGTAATGAATTTATACCTGTCAATGACGCGGCTACAGGGAACTGGCCGACGTCTGTTGAATTCTGCGTCAGTATATCATACACCATGGTGACCAGTTCGGCTAGGGTGATCGATTCGCCGTTTACCGTTATTATCTCATTACCTGTCGCTGCCATATTATTTATTCTTCTACAATTGCGGATTCGTTGAACATATCGTATTCATCGGAATAGATGCGTGCGGATATTTGCTGTTTCTCCTCTGCCGTGAGTTTATTGCCGGCGGTGAATGTCAATCCTGATTCTCCGGAGATGATCGTATTGAAATAGCCGGCAATTAGTTCGTCCTTATAGATTGTTCCTGACACACGTTCAATTGGCTTTTGTTCCCGGCTTTCGAAATTGTATCGGATGATGATCTCATCATTCAGCCGGGAGTAACCGGAAGATGTTTCTTTGGAGGTTATCTTGTCCATGGCTATACCTCCTCCGTTTTAGGTTGGAAATCTTTCGCGGCAGCCGCGATCGCCTGTTTGGCGCGGAAGACTATGAGTCCGTCGAGCAGCGACATCATTTCCGCGAAGTCCGCGTCTTCCATATCCATATCGCCCTCTGAGTGGTATATCCTCCGGGCCAGTTCGTCCATGCCGATATTCGGCGCCTTTTGATGCAGGAGGTTGCCTATTTCCTTGGAAAGGTCCCTCTCTTCGAACACATCTATCGATGCCTCGACGTTGATTGCTTTAAAATTGATTCGTTTCATACCGTAAATTATTTAAAGAAAAAATATCCTGTTGATTGGTCCCACCATACAGCAAATTGATTGCTATTCGATCCGATTTGGTTTACTGATGGCAAATTGGTTGCTTTAATAACGCTTCTTAAGAATCCCGTGGGATCGGAGCTGAAGTGTGCTGTTTTTAGCTGGATCGTGCTATACGAACTGTTTCCTTCTAAAAATATGTTCTCATTAGTAGCATACAGATTGATCTTTATTGCATGGTTTAGAACCGAGAGCCGGGTTAGAACTTTCGCGTTTCTTATGTAAATGTGAGGAGTATCATAATAGCCTGATTCATTATCATCGACAGCCAGTCCTATTCGAGTTATCATTCTACTACCGCCCGTACCGCTTGTATATTCTACATAGGCCTTGTTTGTTGCTGATAAAGTAAAACTGCTATTTATACTCGTTTCACCATAGGGAGTTAATATATTCGCATAAATGGAGTTGCTTCCTATATTGAATCCTCCTATCGTGCCAGACACGGCTTCAATCTTATTTACCCTAGCTAATTGAGTATTTAAATAGCCCCCCATAATTATCGTCTGCCCTTCAAGAATTATTCTGTCTGAGGTTATGTCACCAGTGATTTTTCCGTTTATAACATTTTGCGCTCCGATGTCCAGCATCTGGAACGTCACCTTTCCGAGCAGATTAATCCTATTTGCCTGGATAAGTACAGATGTGGCCGTTTGGTTAATATAAGAAACTATTGTATCCCCATTCTCTAGCGTCTTGGATGCGAAAAGTCTATTACCGTCCGCTGTTGTAATCCATCCAGCTTCTGAAATGGTATTTTCGATGTTATTAATGCGAGTTACGGTGCCACTTATCTGTTCAGCCGTGACACTGAACCGGCCTTCCATGTGCACATATATGCTGCCGTCTTGTGCATCCACATATTGTTTGGTGGCACGAAGTGTTATTTCCTCGGCATTTTGGATAATTTGTGTCTGAAGCTTAACAACTGCATTGGCCAAGGCATCGTTAAATAATGAAGCCGAGTAGATTAAGACTTCTCCATCGGTGTCGAAGACAAGGTCTCCTATTCCGTTCCATTCACCTATAATAGAAAATTTGGTATAGCCATCTTCAGGAGAAAGGTTGATTACTGTATATAATCCACTGCCGGGAATCCCTGCCTGTAATGTTCCAGCTTTTAAACCGCGATAAAAGAAGCTGAATGAATAGGCTCCTTCCTTATCTTCTCCTTCCGGGAAACGGAAGTACTTATTTTGCTGATAGATCTTGGTTTTCTTTAGTCGAAGTACTTTGCGGTTTCCATCCCGATATATCTCTGCGGCGCGGCGTTTATCGGCATAGAACTCACGGTTTAGCCATAACAGCCCGATGTTTGCGCGAAATACGGACACGTCTGATATTATGTCCCAGTAATATAGCGTCTCAGCGAAAACGGGGTTTTGAAGGATGTTGCCGCTTTCCTGGGCTATTTGATCTTTCAATGCAGATATTTCACTGGTTAACTGTCCGTTCATGACGGTGAAGTTTTGTTCGATGGTCATTCCGTTGTCCAGGAATATCTGTGTGTTCTCAAACACAGCCCCATTGCCGTAGATGCCCCATAGTCCGGTCAGGTCGACATTATTCTTTGTCCGGATGCCTGATAGGTTGCCGACGCGGGCCTTCACTGAATTTGCCGGATCGGTTTTCATTCCGTAGATCACATCGATATTTGGCGCGCCTACTTCGTCGATGGTGGTGATTTTAACTACGCCTTTGCGGGTGGAATCCGAGACGCTATCCACGCGTACTACGACATCGCCTTCCGCGATATCCGATAGTTCGCCAACGAAATGGCTGAATGTAATATAATCGAGGCGTTCCTTGCCGGCTGTCAGGTCACCGATAAAGGCTTCCGTTACCCGGAGTTCGTATTGTTTGATGATGTTGTAGTTGTTTCCCTCGGATGGCAAACCGCCGAAACGCTGCATCATTAGGATATCGCCTGAGCGGAATGGGTTGTATAGAATGCCCTCGTCGGTTTGCAGATAGAGCCGCCCGGTTTCCGGGTCGTAATGGTCCACCTTCATCATTCCGGCAAAGATTACGTTGTCGTTCTCACCGCGCAGCTGGGAGACGATAAACTCGAACACGCGCAGTTTTCCGCGTACGATGATATCGTCAATTTCTAACCGCCATTTGGTTTCTTCCACCTCGGCGGCGTTGGTACATATATACGAACTCAGATCCCAACCTAGGCCATTCGGGAAACCGGATACAAACTGCTCCGATCCAAGTCCTTTACCGATGATACCGTATGATCGTATACGAACAAAATCAAGCCATGCGTTACCCGCCTCGGTGATCATCCAGCCCAGACCGCCATCAAAGCCATCGATAAAATAAGTGGATCGGACCTCTTTATCGTGCGAGATAACGCCATGTGCCGTGTCGTTAACGTCTTTACGCAGAAAACGGTCGTCCAGATCAGAAGTTGCCCGTTCAATCTCAGACAGGGTGCGCAGGGATGAGAATACGTTCTCATCTGTGGGCGTGCGGAGATCGTTTACTTTCAGGATAACGATATCACTTCCGCCGCCACCAGTGCCTTGCGGATTCATCTCGATGCCTTCGAGCTGGGATATTAGCCCGTTCAGGATTGAATCGTGCAGCTCTCCCACGACAACGGCGCTGTAGGTGTCATCATGCGGATCGTTTGCCGGGAGCAAAAGGTCGCGGTCGATGGCGCGTTTGGGGAACTCAGCTAAGCGGGGCGGTAAAAAAAAAAGGTCGTCTACGTTGGGAGCCGGAACGGATAGGTTTGTCGGGAGTTTTATCCGCGTGAGGTTCAGGTAGGGGGTTTCGTTGGCGTATTTGTAGGTGAAGGTGTAGTCGCCGGGGATATCCGAGGTGGATATGCCGGCGTCGCTTTCGGTGACGACGATCTGCCGGAGGCTGGTCGGTGTATGGTGGAACTTTTGCCGGGAGACAAAGAAGTCTTGTAGCCAAAGGGCTTCGTCCTTGGTCAGGCGGCCGGTGTTACGGGTATGCAGACGGTTGGTGTCGACACGGAATTCTATGCTTTCACCGTCGATCTCAGCAATGTTGTGTTCATAACTCGGTTCATAACTATCAGAGCCGTAGGCACGCATACAGTCGATACCACCCAGGGAGTTAACAAAAACATACCAGTTTTCCGTGCGACTTCGCGCCGGGGTGGCGATGTATCGTTGGACGAAAGACATTTGTTTGCCGCCCTGGTCTTCTGTCCATATATCGTATCCTCCGGGATAACGGTTTTTGAGTTGTTGCGCGATGACGGCAAACTGCATATTCACGGTATGCACCGCGCCTGCGGAAGCGGAGTAAAGGGTTAGCGTTTCTGTGCTATTCTCAAAATAGGCTCTTAGCTTCAGAGTGCAGGCGACGGGTGCATAGAAGGAGATATATTCGGGGCTGTAATAGGTGACTTCTTTGGTTTGTGGCTGCCAGGTCAGGAAATTGTTGCGCAGGAAGTTCGACGGGGTATCGTGGAAATCATCTACGCCACAGAGTACGGCAACAAAAGAATAGGATCCGCCATCGTATTCGGCGGTGAAGGATCGGGCAGCGTTTGGCTGTATCTCGCCGTTTCCGGTGGGGATGGCAACAGACAGGTATTTCTCGACAATTTCCCGAAGTCCGATCCGGATCATATTTCCGTTGCCGGGGTAATATGTTTCCTGGAGGATGATCTGGCTTCCCAGTTTCAACACAAAATCAACTGCCGAACTGCTTTGCAATACGAAGTCTTTAAGGTTGCCGGAAAGGCTTAGCGCATCGGGTTTGTCTGCTGTTGTAACTGCCACTTCTTAGTGATTAACGATTAGTGATAAGTGATTAATCATTAACTCAAAGGTAGGGAGGCGGCGGTGGGGAGAAAAGGACAAATAAGAAGGGAGGGGTGTAAATAGAAACCCTCCGGCATGACAGCCGGAGGGTCGCTACGTATGCTTTGCAATGTATAAAAGTTGGGGAACCATTACGACGGGTCGAATTCCCTAGATGCTTCCGTCAAGGAAGTCGGAATCGTATATGAGTTTTGTGTATTCAACAGACAGTTCAATGCGCTCAATAATATATGAATCGAGCAGGGAGACGCTTTCGAGGGCAGATGCCACCTTTTCCTGTGTATAGTCGATGGGCAGGTCGGCAGGATCGAATAGACGGTCGCGTAGTTTGGGGTCGTCCTGGATCTGCTTCCGGATGTGCATCAGAAGCCGGTTACATATCGCAAGGGCGGAGCTGCTGTGTGATACGGCATCTTTCAGGGTATTCTTTACAAAGTTGGCACCGTTGTTGATATTGTTCGTGCGGACGGCTTTACACTCTTTACCCTGTGCGGAGAAGGTATCTTCCAGTTCTTCCATTAATTCCTTCGCGCGTTTGTACCGGTCGGTATAGATTGTCATCGGTGGCCTCCTTTCTTAGAATGATAGAGTGAACGGACATAGAGAACAATCAGAATCGGAGTAGCACATAATCCGAGACCTAAAAGCAGGACACTGACGGCCAGGAGTAACCGGCAGGTAATCTTTGTATCGTTTACGGTTTCGACGGGAAGGATTTCGTTCCACGGTTCGGGTAGCCTCCTCCGGATCCGGAGCATGCGGGCGTGGACTTTCGCCCAGGTGAAAGGGTTGTCGACTGAGGCGTTTTCTTTGACAGAGATATCCGTCAGTATGGTTACAGGATGTGTTTTCATACGGTGGCCTCCTCTCCTCCTGTGGCAAATACCTGCTCTGCCAGTTGGTCGTCTGTGATGAATTCCTCGGCAAAGCAGTCGAACATCAGTAAACAGGGGATCTCGCCCTGCCTGCCGTCGGGCAAGTCTACATAAATGACTGAGAAATCATAATCAAATTCCAGGAGGTCATCCCATATATGCCGTAGCAGCTGGGGAATAGTGGTAAATGGATACTTGCCTAATAGGCCTCCTTCTTTAAAGCGGACGGTTGCCGCTGGGGTTTTTGTTGGTTTCATAACTGAGACGCTGTTTTGCTAATAGGCAGAAAAAAAGAACGGCTGCCATTTCCCGTGTCGCAAAACAGCATCTCAGACTCCGAGGAGTAACCGAAAATGTGGGAAAGGCAACCGCCTTATATCAGTAAGTAAATGGGCATAAAAAAAGCCCGTATAGTTGTCGAGCCGCTTACCGGAGACTCATCGGATGTCATATAGACACTGTTTTGCTGTGACAAATATACGAACTTCTTTGAGAATAACAAATTATTCCGTTAAAATAGCCTCATAATCTTTTCCGTCAACCTGATAGATGTACTTATATGTGGGCTTATAAACCTGACTGATTGATATGGAATTCACAAATGATTGCTCATTTGGCAGATAATCATCGATGGCCGTTGACAGGTATTCCTTCCCATATCCATCAATGACCTTTAATTCCTTCACCAGTATCCTCTTTCCTGATTTATTGTTTAGGCTCAAATCAAGTACCGCCGTAACAAATCCGCCGACATTCATAACCGATCCCGATTTGCCAATAGTAATCCTATCTGTAAAATGCAATACTTCAACTGTACATTCATCTTTATAGATCCCGTCTTCGGTTATGGCGGTGATCGTGGCGGTGCCCCTTGAGACAGCCTTAATCAGCCCATCATCGGTTATTGATGCAATCCGCGGATTAGAAGAGGCATACTTTACATTGACATTTTTATCCTTAAGACCAACATGTTTAATTTCAACCAATTTAGATTCCCCAATAAGGAGACTCAGACTGGCATCTATAAACCATATGCCTTGACGCTCTCCTGTTTCAAAAAGCAAACTTATCGTTTCTCTCTCCTTATTTATATCCGAAGTGTAACCTATAACCACAAGATCATCGGTAAAGGATATATGAAAGTCATTAACATTTCCTACATTCTGAAAATCAAATGACCAATCCTTTTCTGATCTGTCAGTATTCAGCTCCACTCTTTGAATGGATTTCGAGCCGACATATACATAGCTATTGCAATCATACCAACTGAAGGCATATAGATCGTCTATCCTTTGAGGGATGCGCAGGTCTTCATTTTGATTGAGAATCTTCCCTTCATTGGATATCTGCGCGCTCCATTTAACGGCGCCATTCGCCAATTTAGACAACTCAATCTCTGATATGTCACAAATAAACCAGCCTTCAAAGACATATAGATCTGTAAAGAAATAATTATCTGCAACATCTACTCTGGTCGGATTGCCATTTTGAGAATTCAGTATAACCGGATTGCAGCTGATCATATTAAACTGGTCGCTTTTTAGCACATTTCCCACTACTAAATCTCCATTTGACAGGACTTTGGGAAATATGGCGTGGGAGGAATATACCCCATTCTGGATGAACTTTTCCCACAAAAGCTCACCTGACTTAGAGAACTTCGCCGCCCAAAAGGATTCCTTGCCGCCCTCCTCACGGGAGCCATACGCGTATTTGTTATCTCCTAATGTATCGAATTTTAACATTTTAAGCGGATAATCTGTATCGTCGTATTTACATCCGTTATCTTCGAACAGTTTCTTGATGCCCTCGTAATCTTCATCGGTGACATGAGTCTCAGGAATCTTGTCGATCACATCCTTTCCACAGGATGCCAATGCCAATGCAGCTGCACATATTGCCGCCAGAAATACTAATAACTTCTTCATATCCACATTATGTTTATTTTTCCTTAGATACCGTATAAGTCTTTCCGCCGCTCACATAATCGCAATGGAATACCGGTTTATAAACCATATTAAAATGAGCTGACCAAGTATATGAGCCTTCCTTCGCAGATAACGGATGCAAATCACTACTACTCACTTCCAGAATCACTTTGTTCTGTAACGATTCAGTAATATAAACACGAGTTGGTGTAATCGTATCGTCGGTCCCGTTATATACCCTGAAGCTTACATCACCGGTGACGTATCCATTTATAGAACTGATGGCACCGCTTCCAAAAACTATATTGACGATAGACGTATTCACATTCACAAAAACCCGGCATTCTCCGGTTACTCTTCCGCTTTCTGTTCTTACTTTAATTGTCGCAAGTCCAACGCTGATGCCCTTCACTTTCCCGGTCTGATCGACAGTAGCGATTGAGGGTTCCTCGGATGACCACACTAATTTCTCCTCAATATAATTCTCGGGGAGTATCTTGACCTTCAATATGATTTCTTTTCCCTCCTCCACATTATTGGAATAGTTTTCGAACCGGATTTCCTCAATGGGCGCCGGGGGTGCTGGCAACACATTAACCTTACATGAGGCAGATATGCTCCGATTGCTTCTCAATACTGCCGTGATGGTGCATTCGCCTATCTTCAGTGCATTGATTAGGCCGTTGGCGGAAACAGTTGCCACTTCGGTATTTGAACTCAGCCATTCAATTGCCGTATCCGGGGAACCGGGAGGGATGATAGTGGCCGACAACTGGAAGGCTGATCCTGCCTCTATTTCAACTTTCTCCCTATTTAAGGATATCTTTTCGGCGGCGATGGGATTGATGATCACCTTTATATTGGCCGTCAGTGTGTTGCCCACGTTGACGATCCTGATCCAGGCGGTTCCATGCCTTTTGGCTCTGATGGTTCCCCTGCCGTCAATAGTGATGAGGTCGTTATCGGTGGTCGACCAGATCAGTTCACCATCAATTGCATTAACCGGATAGGAGGTACACTTAACGAATACTTCTTCTCCGATCTCCATCGTCAATTCAAGTTTCTCTAATTCAATTCTTTCGGCCAGGATGGAATCTTCTTCTCCGCTGGAACATGCCGAGGATATTACGCCCATTAAGGTTAACAATAAGAATAACTTCTTCATAACTTCCTGTTTATTTCCGCGCAAGATACAAAATATCTCCGTTCGCAGCCCCAAAACCGCTTAACAAAGCGTTCTCTCGTTTTTTATATATCTTCGCAGAGAAATCAAGTATACAGGCAACATGGAATTGAAGGATTTTATTAAGCAGGCGCTATCTGATATAGTGGGGGCGACTGATGAGCTGAATAAAGAATTTAAGGAGAAGGATATTTCGGCAAGAGTGGGCATAAATCCTGCGGGAGATGCCGAATTTAATATTGGAAACACAAGGATAACCACTATGGTCAAATTCGATCTGACGGTAACCGACACCAATGAGCAAGGCGTAAAGGCAGGGCTTACCGTCTTCTCAGGCATTATAGGATCTGGGGTATCTGGAAAGGAAGAGAAGCAGAATACTACAGCCAATACTATTAGCTTTGGTATCCCGCTCACGTTTACGGAGGATCGTTAATTGTTCCTATTTATCATATTTGCCTGATAGGTAATCATATAGGGCGGCCACCTCGTTGGCTACGAGTGTGTTGCCATGCGAGCCCCCATGCTCTGCTATCAGCCTTGCACATTCCAGTCTTAAACCGGAAGGATCCTTAGATATATCCATAAGGAGGGCCTCTGCACTGACGTCATCATCAGCGCTCAACGTGACAAATTCATATAGCCGCCTTGTATGGCAAGCAATATCAACGTGATTTTTGGAGCCTGAATTGGCTAATGCCACCAATTCGGCGCACTTTAGCTTTAGTTCTTGTGTGTTCATATATTATACCATTAAATTGGGCAGCCCTCTAAAGAAACAAAATTGCTATTAGAAACCCGGTCTGAGCAAGTTGAATCGCCATTAGAGCCAATTGGCACCCAGTCTGGAAGCGTTGATGCTTATCCAAACGATTCCATTCGTCTTTTCGAATCCATAAAAGATCAATAATTTCTTTCATAACCTTGTTTGTTTGATGATGCAATATTAATCACCCAAACAGGCTTCGCAAAGGACAATAACAAAAGAGGAGATACCTAATACTGCTGGTGCAATACTATAGTCACTTCGGCCTCTTTATATCCGGATTATGCGGATCACTGCGCAGCATTTTCTTATCTACTTCGTAGGCCTCCATTAGTGATTCCGGGAAGGGGATCATCAGGCCGGTTATCTCTTCATCCGCCAGTGACGGATCCAGCCATTTTTCTTCCAGATCTTTCGGGATGATAAAGGGCATGCGGTAGGGGTTTTTGCCGCCGTTGTGTATTTCCTTCATCAGGGGGTTGGCTGCTGTGGTTATCATTGTGTAGGTGTCGTGTATCTCTCCGGTGTCGGGGTCGATCCAACGGTCGTACAGGCCGCCGATCGAGAATAGTTCTTCGCCTTTTACGCTGATATGGTAGGCCGTGTTTTCGGGTTTGCCGTTTACCTCGTAATAATGGTATTCATAGAAGCCTGTCGAGGGGATTATGCATCGTTTGCGATGTATCAATGTCCGGTAGGGCCATGTATGGAACAACTCTTCGGCGCGGGCGTTGACAAACCAGTTTCCTTTCCGGTAGCGTTCTTTATCGGACGGCTTGGCCGTTGAAGGGATTAATCCCCATTCCATGATCATCGGGTCTTTATCCAGTCCTATGATGATCGTGTTAGGGTGCGCATAGGCCGGCATTACATATTGCTGGTCATCAAACAACTCCAATTGTCGTGTCCGATTCCGGTTGTAGCGGTTGGCTACGCTGATCGCTTTGGCTGTGAAACTATTAAAAAAACACATGTCACCTTGTTTTTACATGAATGAAATCATTAACTCTGGTACTATAACACGGCGAGCGATGAAACTGTTTCATCTTCCATGATTGTTTTCCTACCTGGCAGCCCAGCACGAGCAGGTTGCGGTTGAATCCGCTATTCAGGCGGTCGACGATCGGCATGATCTTCTTATGTTTGTCGCGGTCGTAGTTGTCGAACAGGTTTTGCTGGACGGCTGTATCGGGTGTTATTCCCATGATGATAACTCCGGCTTTCTTGAACTGATAGCCCGGACGATAGATCGAGCGGAGCCCCGCGAGGGCATGGGTGACGATCTCGGGTGTGAAGTTGGTGGGCACCGGCAACCGGACGATCACATTTTGTGCATATTGCGGGAGGTCTTCCCGGAAGTTGTTGGTATGGATAAACACCATTACATGCGTGGCGCACGATCGTTGTTTGCGCAGTTTGGAGGCACAGAGCGCCGCGAAGTTGGCGACCGCCTCACGCAATCCCTCTTCGTCGGATACCATTTCACCGAAGGCGCGGGAGGTGCAGATCGTTTTCTTCGGCGGCTCTTCCATGGCCAGTTCGATGCAGGGGATGCCGCGCAGTTCTTTCCACATGCGTTCACCGACCACCGTCAGTTGCTCCCGTATCCACGCCTGCGGCATGCTGACCAGGTCGAGGGCTGTCTTTATATTATATTGCTGAAGGCGTTTCTCATGGCGCCTGCCGACGCCCCATATATCGCCCACCTCGGTAAGTTCCAGTGCACGGCGGTGTTTCTCAGGCGTATCGATAACGCATGATCCTTTGTAGGCAGGATACTTCTTGGCAAACTTATTGGCTACCTTCGCCAGTGTCTTCGTGGGCGCGATGCCCAGAGAGATAGGGATGCCCGTGCCCTTGGACACCTCCCTGACGATACGGCGGCCATACTCATGCAGATCGTAATTGCGGAATCCGGTGAAGTTAAGGAAGCATTCATCGATGCTGTACACCTCCGTCTCTTCCACGTAAGATGCCAGCGACGACATGACCCGGTTCGACATATCGCCATACAATTCGTAGTTACTGCTGAACACGGCTATTCCATGCTTTCGGACCAGGTCTTTCATCTGGTAGAAGGGTACACCCATTTTGATGCCGAGGTCCTTCAGTTCTTTCGACCGGGCAATCACGCAGCCGTCGTTGTTGGATAATACGGCAATGGGCACGTTCCGCAGGTCGGGGCGAAACGCGCGCTCGCACGACGCATAGAAGTTATTGCAGTCGGCAAGCCCTATCTGGTGGGATAGGTAATCGACGTCACGGAACATCATCGGTGCCTTTTAATTGAATAGGTCACTATGCCCCATATCATAAAGGCGTTCTCTTCTGTCACGCGGATAGGCTTAAACCGTTCTTTGTTGGATTCCTCCGGATCAGGCAACAGTATCATCGCATCGCCCTCGATATGGATGCGCTTCATTGTGAACTCCCCGTCGATAAAACAGACTGACAGGTCACCTTCACGCGGTGTAAGCGATCTGTCTACTAATACCATGTCGCCGTCGCCCACATCGGAGCCTTCGAGGCATTCCCCGTCGGCATAGGCCATGAATGTATAGTTAGGATGTTTCACCAGCAGCCGGTTCAGGTCGACCTTAGCCGCGATATAGTCTTGTGCCGGTGATGTGAACCCGGCGTTTACGCCTCCCACAAAGGGGATTCTTACGTCCGTATCCGTGTCCACCGGATGAAAGACGATCTTATTTCGTTTTGATATCCTCATTTCCTTTCCTTATTTCCTTACACAAAGGTAGAGAAGGTAGATGTTAAATAAAAATGAGGTTTAGTTAAAAGAAGCAGGGCGTCCGGTCGTACCATGTACACCCCCGGCATATTTCCCCATTTTCGGGCAGCCGTCCGGACGAGGACGGCCGAGGGCGGCGCGGAGTTTTCATCATGAACAATGGACTTGAAAACGATTTTGACGGCGTGGACGACGGCACAGGGCGCCGTTTTTCACCTTCGGGTGGTGTGGATATCATTTTGAGGGCAAAAGAGGTGCAAAAGGTGACGTTTGCCACCGTTTGGCGACGATCGCGTCGGGCGGGTTAGGAATACGGGCGGGCGGGTCAGAAGGAGATGCCGGGGATGTGGAGGCGGCCTTCGCGGGGAAATTTGCACATGCCGATGAAGAGGTCGTCGAAGGCGTCGGTGCCGTCGGTGCGGAGCTCGGCGGGGTCGTCTTCGGAGTCGGCGAGCTTTTCGCCGGACTTGTCTTTTTCGAAGCCTGCGCTGGTGCGGAGAACGTTTGCGCTTTCGAGGGCGGCGATCAGGAATTCGTTGTTTTCTTTGTTGAAGAAGGGGTAAAGGTATTTCTGGCCGCCGCGCCGGGGGTCGTTGATGCACTTCAGGGCGTCGTCGAGCATAAAGAACTTATCCATGTGGCCCATGGCCTTGCCCATGTCGGTGCAGCGGACGTGCCAGCCGCGGGCGGTGAGTTCCTGGGTGATCGTTTCGTGGAACTTCTCGTTGTCGTTGTTGTTGGCGTAGCCTTTTTGTTTGGCGGTTTGGTTGTAGTAGAAGTTGACCTGGTTGTTGCGTATGCGGTGGGGTTCGTAGTAGTTGGCCCAGTCGTGACAGAGTTCGCGCAGCTTGCGTTCGTTCTTGACGAACATGCTGCCTAGGACGTTCATGGTACGGCGTCCGAGGGATTCGCCGCGTTGGGCGGTGACGACCCAGTTGATGTTTGCGTTGTAGTCGAAGGCGATGTTCAGGGGCTCCTTCGGGTTGATGTCGTGGTCGAGGAAGCAGTTGTGTTCCTGCAGGCGCTTGAAGTCCCATGTTTCGAATGCGGATTTGATGCGGTTCTTCGGCGTGGGGCGGATGACGACGCGCATGTTGTCGACTTCGTTGGCGGTGTCGACTACGTAGGTGTGGCGTTCACTGTCGAAAGCGCTGTAAAAGCCGTCGGTGGCGCGTTTCTGCCGGATGTTCAGGATTGAGATATTGAATATTTTCAGGGGGAGGGTGCGTTTCATATCGGCGATGTAGTCTTCGCCGACAACGGCCAGGTTGTCGATCGTGTCGTATTCTTTATAGAGGTGGCATTGCGTGCGTAGGCGGTTGATCTCCTTCATGATCTCGGCGATCATCCATTTGGGTTTGTTGTTGGTGACGGCGTAAGCATAGAGGCGTATTTCTTCGAGCAGTTGTTGTTCGATCTCGGGGGTCGCCAGTTGCTCCCGGTCGAGTACCCATTGTCCTTCGCGGGTGATCGGGCGGTCGGATAGGATATACTCCGACTTCTTCAGTGGGCAGTCGTTAAACATGCCGGGCGATCCGGAAAGGGCGGGCACGAGTTCTTCGTCTACTTTTTGCTTGCGGATATTACGGGCTTCGTCGATCAGGTAGCCGTCGAGGGTGAGTGAGTTGGCCGAGAATTTGATGTCCTGCGAGAGGATATGTGTTACATGGCCCGTCCACCAGTGGATGCAGTGCTCCCAGTTGAAGGGGCGGACTAAGGGTTCGGGAAACCCGGCGGCCTTCGGGGCCTTATTGCCGACGAAGAAATGAACGCCGTGTATCCATTTGCGTGTCGATTCGATGCCGTGGATTGTTTCGGGGATCGTACGGGTCAATCCTTGTTTAAGGGTGGCACAGTAGAGGGCTGTCTTTCCGCGAGGCATCAGGGTGGTTACCGCTTCCAGGTAATTGGCCCCGAACCCGAATGTCTTACCCAGGCGTCGCGCCATAACGCCGGTTAGTTTCCGGGGTAACAGTTCGTAGGCATACCTTTGCGGCTTATTTAAATAAAACAGTCCGTGCTCCATATCTTACCGGTTTACAGGGTGTGTATTTTGTTTCTCGATCAGGGTGGGCGTGTCGGCGATCGGGTCGGGATTCTCTCTTATCTCTTCGAAATCGGCTTCTTCGTATTCGTATTTCTTTTGGCCGTAGCGTTCGCGCAGCTTCTGTTCCAATCCCGGTTCGGGTTCGGGCAGGCCGAGCACGGTGACGTCAGTAGTAGGTTCCATACGGCGGGGATAGAGTTTGGAGGTGTCTAAAGGTTCGGGATCGTCTTTATCGAGACGGCTGACAAGGATCAGGTTCTTCATGTGGCGCGACCATTCGGTGCCGTCTTTCGCTTCCGACATCTTTTGTTTGATAGCCAAAATGGCTTCGTAGCGCAGGGATTCTTTATCGAACTTAATCGCACCGGTTATGGCGCGCAGGTCGGCGAGGTCGTAATAGGCTTGGCTGCGTTGGATGCCGAAGTTGTTTCTCAGCCATTTGATGCGTTCTACCTCGGGAGACAGCGGGCTATGCAGTATCTCGTTGTAGAGGGCACGCAGGCGTATGACACGGGCCTTCTCCGGTTCGGTGAAGATTCCTATGAGCCGTTCTTCGTTGGAGAAGAAATGGACGGCGAGGCGGTCGAGGAAGGGGGTGTGGGTGTCCAATGTAATTGTAAATTATTAATTGTAAATTGTATGTTATGAGCTATGGTCCGGGAGGGGTGACGGGCGCGCTGCCTTACTTGAGAGGTGTCGAGAGAGGGCGCGTTGCTGCTCGGGGTCGTTGATCATGGCGAAGCATTCGAGGCTGTGGCTGGCGGTGTCCTGGGCAAACATGCCAGTGATCGTGATCTGGCGGGTGTCGTTTCGGACGGTGACGATAAAGGCGCGGACGGCGGCGTGCACGGTTGTGATGTGATCGATAGGCCCTGGGGCGATATCGATGACGTCGTACAGGATTGTGGCGGCGGCGAACGTGGCTTCACGGATTAGCCGGGAAAGGGTGTCGATCGTCGATTGTTCCAACCGGTAGGTTGAGATGATCACTTCTCCCCCGTTTGCCAGTTTGCCGAGGGCTGTCAGGATCCTCGAAAGGGTGAAGTCGCCCGCGCCCAGGAACACCGCTCCGCCGGGAACTTCCGATAGTTCCCGCAGGCGGTTTTCAAAGCAGCCGGGGCAAGGCTCGGCAAATAAATTTTTCATTGCATTCAACTCTCAATTGGTTCGCCCCATTCTTCCAGTTCACTGCGTCTCAGGGCGCGCTCGGCGTCGGACTGGTTGCGGATGTCTTTGCGTCTGAGGTACTTCTTGTCGGCTTCGATGCGGAGCATTTTGCACTGGGCAGCGAAGACGGGGTCGGGCATGCGGTCGATCTCTTCTTTGGAGAAGTTGCCGGAGGGCTTCTTGTCGTCGGGCGCTGTGGCCGCTTCTTCCTGCTTTTTGTTGCCGCCGGTCATGTAGGCCTCGAAATTGTCGTAGACTTCCCGGATCTCTTTTACCTGGGCGTCGATGTCGGCGAGTACCGGTTTGATCTCTTCGGGCGTGGCGTCGCGTTTGTCGTATTCCTTTAATAGTCCGTGGAGGCGTTGCCAGTTCAGGAACATGTCGGGGATTTTCTTTTCGCCGATCTCGCGGAGTTCGGGTGAGAGACGGTCTTTGTAGCTGTCAAAGTCGGCGTACCGGTTCCACTCTTCCGGCAGGGCGGGCGGTGCGGCGGGTGGCGCGGCGGGTTCACCGGGGATGCCGTTACCTTTGGGTGTGGGGAGTGTGGCGATGTATAGCTTTTCGGCTTTCTCTTTCGTATCGATCAGGCGGGGATAGTGGGTGATGTCTTTGAGACGGGAAAGTATCTCCGTTAGTTTACCTCTGAAACGGGCGGGGTCGCCGTTGCGTATCATGCGCACGTTGGCGTCTTCGTATATCCATTCCTGTAGCAGGCGGACACCTGATCCGTATTCTTTGATGTCGTTGGCAAGCCACGCCTCGGTGCGCATCAGGAGGGAGTTGTGATTATCTTTCGTCATTTCTTTATAGATCATTCTATGTATGAATTAGTGATTAATGAAAAAAGGAGAAGCGCGCAAGCGTAACGCGCAACCTCTCCTTTGTGAAATCAAACAAACATATCTTAGGCGGCGGGTGTAGTCTTCACCGTTCCTTTGTAGTACGTTTTCGGCGGTAGTGTGTTCAGCGACATGGTTACGGTTGTGCCGCTGTCGCTGTCGGCCGTCGTTCCCGAGTCGTAGGCGATTCCGCCGCTGTCGATGATGAAGTCGCGGTCGGGATCGTAGAACGCGATATATTCATCTCCTTCGGGAATAAGGAAGAACACGTCTTTCCGGTTGCCGAGCATTCGCATCAGCGAGGAGATAAACGGCGTCATAATCTCAAACCCGAGGGTGAGCGATTGTGTATATCCTTTCTTTTGGGCGATCAGGGATGTGGTGAATTGCCCGGAGTCGGTTCTTATATCCCAGACGTGGAAATGCTTTCCGGTCTTAAATTCAAAGCCGGGGGTTTCTTCGATATAGGAATAGTCGCCGAAGGCGAAGTCTCCCGATCCTCCGCCAGGTCGTTTCAGACGCGGGCGGGCAACAAGGTCGTCCTTAAATCCGACGTATAATCTTGTCGGAATCCCGGCCAATGACTCACCGCAGTCAGATGCTGCGGTGATGTCTGCCAGGTCACACGGGGTGGGTGTAGTGTAGTCTGCCATGATTATTCGGGTTTAGTGGTTCCTACGAAGTTTGAGTCGCCTCTCACTTTGATCTTCATCGGGTTGTCTGTTACGCCGTTGCTCCATTGGTCGAATACGTATCCGGAGGAAGGAGTCACAGTCAGAGTTACCTCTTCATCCTCTTCGTAAGTATCTTTAACCGGAGAAATGGCGACTGTTCCGTTTGAAGCGACAGAAGCTTTTACTGTATATTCCTGGTCAGATACGTCCCCTGACAAAGAGATCGGTAACAATGATCCGTCGTTGATACAGAACACTTTGGCATGAATGCTGCGAATAGCCTCCCCGTAGCGTGCCTGGATGTTCATGGTTACAACATTTGCGTCATCCTTGATGCTACGAACCAATACATATTCATCATCTGACAAGGAGTCAAAACCTAACTGGAAGTTACGGTCAACGGTCAGGATCAATAAATCTCCTTCGCCCATTGATGAGTTTACGAACATCTTAATGTTCGGGCGGTTCTTTAATTGAACTAATCCCCACTGATCTACGGTCAATGTTGACCCAAACACTTTAGCCGCGGCCAACTGATAGGCGTTGAAGGTGTTTTGGGTCACGTGTAAAATAGCAGGACGTCCGGATAGGGTCGGATGTGCCCCCGAAAGGAAGTTCTCTATCTGATAGAAGGGCTCTGTATCATCATTGTCTGAAGAAACGATCGGGCCTGTGGGAACAAGATTCTTGTTCTTTTTACTGATACGTTCTTCCAGTTTGAACTTCTGGATTTGGGTGTACCAACCGTCGAAAAGATCGTAAGGATTTTCTCCCAATGGATTACGTACTCCGTGGAACAATACGTCCATCAAGTCTTCCGTCCATGTTGCCATTAACGAATACAAGATAAGACGTTCCGCCGGGTTCTTGTATGTTTTGTTGGTTCCCAACAATGACATACCGCCGACTGTATTCGGTTTGTAGTCCTGGATGTTATCTTCATGGATACCTGATGCCAGATGAACAACAAGATCGTTTTCGTAAATCTGCCCTATCTTGCCTCTGTTGGCTTCCATAAGGGGATTATAGGGACGCATCAGTCCACCACGGCGTTCGTAGTCATACTGGCGCATCTTATCCTGTATCCCGCCAATGGTTTCAACGCCCATGGCGCGCAGGAATTCTTTTTTGTATACTACCGGATATATCAATAATTCCGGGCGGATAATGGTTGCCGTTTCATTCAAACCTTGAACATTGATCAAGCCATCTCCGTAAGGGTTAGTTATAATTGCCATAATTGTTTGTTAAGCGTGTTTTACATTAAGCCCATCTCTTTGGCAAAGGCTTCTACCTTCGTCATCCGGTTGGCTATACTCATTTTGTCGCGTCTCATTGGCATGCCGCTCAGGATCGAGCCTTCCACTACATTGTCTTTTTCCAGCGCGTTGTCGTCGGTGGCGGCTCCGGATTCGAAGGGGCGGGTTTCTTTGGAAAGTTCAGTGATCTGCTGATCTTTTTGGGAAACGGTTTGTTCCAGCTGTGTCTTTTCCTGCGCCAGGGTGATTGCCCGTGTCTGGGCGGTTTCGAGGGCGGCGAGCACAGCGTCATTCAGTTCCTGGGTCATAACGACCTGGCCGTTCTCGTCGACTTCGGCCGTCACGTCGCTGCCCAGGATAGATTGAAGTCTTGTTAAGTCCATCAGTAAGGGTTTTTGAGGATTATAGGGTTGTTCCTCCTCCGTTACCTCTGTGGCGGAAGGGGAAGCGGTTGATTCAGTTGAAAGTTGAGAGTTGAGAGTTGAAAGTGGTTCGGGATCACCTTCTGTGTCGGTTGTGGATGCCGGGGGCATGCCGACGGGGGTGATCGTTCCTTTTTGGAGGCGTTCTACACCGGCGAGTTCAAAGATTTTGTCGATTGCACCTTCGTAAGAGAGTATGCCGTCGACAAGTTCGCCGACCACTTCGCTTGCAGGGTACATTTTGCCCGTGAGGCGTTCTTCTTTGACGTTCGGCCAGCGGGTTTTGACTTTTGAGATAAATTCGGCGGCCAGACGGTCGAGCTCTTCCTGTGCGGGTTCGGTGTTATCGTTCTGTATGGCTTCACGGTACATCCCGTTTTTGTCTTTGCTCTGGGATGCGTAGAGTTCGTAGAAGGTTTCGCCTTTAAACTCCGTTCCGCTTTTTATGCCTGACATCTGCCACATGGCGCCGATACATCCTATCTCCATGCTACCGTCCTCGGCATATAAATGGGGAATGTCGGTCGAGATATATACGCCCATACTGGCATTCATGCCACGGATCAGGCCGACAACTGGTTTCTTTGCATTCTGAAAAGCGGTGTTCAGATCTTTGGCGCGTGCGGCTCCTCCGGGAGTGTCGAGCACAACCAGATGTCCTACAACTTTCGGGTGATTATCAGCAAACAGAAAGGCATCGGCCATTTCGCGCGTTCCGAATGAACAGGGGGCGCCGCCATGAGTGACAGGCCCTTGCAGGGATGTAAGGTGGATTATCTGGTCATCGTCATTCTTATCGGAGTCGTAGAGATAGCTTTCGTATTTTTTGGCATCCCAGGCATAGAATCTTTCTTCAATGTCATTCCCGTTCTTACGGAAAACAAGCATCTGGGGAGCGACCGGTTGGTCTTCCCAATTGATTTCATTGATGCCCCGGGCGCTTCGTGAGGCTAATAGTATGGAACGGAAATAACTGAACATCTCCGGCTCCATCGACCAGAAACCCGTGCGCAACAGTTCGGATATAAAGGAATAATTCGATCGATTCATTCGCGTTTATGTAAGGGTTAATAGCTTTACACACACGAATGTAGAGCGGACGGGCGGCGGAGGAAAGGACATGAAACGCGCGGGCGCGTTTCAAATGGAGAATTGAGAATGGAGAATTGAGAATTGGAAGAGAGAGAATGTGAGGGGGTAAGGGGCTATGTGGTATGAGATTAAGGAGTGTATAAACTGATGCTATCCCGGCTCTCCTCCTTAGCAAAGGAGGAGGGGACCGCCGCTTGCGGTGGTGAGGTGGTTTGATAAGTGAATAAAGGAGGGTTCAGGCCGCCGGCCTAAAAAAAGAAGAAGGCTATACATTATTATATATATACAGCCTTGTTTCATTCTCAATTCTCAATTCTCAATTCTCAATTATCATCAGCGTCGGCATCCGCGACTGCATACTGATACTGATCGAGACGCCTTCTTCTTCGCCGCCGGTGACCTGGGCGAAGGATTGGCCGAAACCGTCTCCGTTGTACAGCAGGCGTCGGCCACCACCATACAGATGATAGATAAAATGGTGTTCGTTGTTTTCGAGGTCGGCGATTTGCGCCATTGTCTCCGGCGAAGTGTCGTCGGACTGCCATGAGAGTGAATTGGTGAAATAGGGCCCCGCGTCGTCTTCGGCGCGGTTCGATCCCGGCCGGGCGGTTTGCTGACGAAGGGAAATGAGGGTCGGCGTTCCCGTGATTTGCATCTTGGCCGCCGGGATTGTGCGCGACCGGATGTAGGAGGGAAGGATAACGATCTGGTCGAGCTTGTAGGCCTCGATCCGGGTGATTTCTAAAGATTCTTCTGAGCAATGGTTCATTGTTATTATGTTTTACAGATGTTTTACACTGTTTTTACACGTCTTTTACATTCGATTGCGGCCTCCGACGGTGTCCGACGCCAAACCGCCGATATTGTTACACGAAACGGCCGATTTTGTTATCTTTTCTCCGCTTTTTTTTTTGCCTTTTCCGCCTGACTGATTTTTTCCCTGTCGTAAGCCCGGCGAATGGAATGCCATTCGAGTGACTGGATATTGTGTTCGGCCAGGAAGTCGAGGTACGCCATCATAGCCACCGGTTCGCGGTCGGGGTAGAGTTGTCGCTGCGTATTGAGGTGATCCTGCACAAACTTGAAGCATTTCGCGCAGAAGTCGTCATAGATCGCCGAGGCGGCCTGGCTCTGCACCTGCGGGGAGATATAAACACGCAGCTCGTCCTTCTTGACCGACGGGTCGCCATCCACTTCCACCTGCAACCATGTATAGTCGGATTTGTCGCCCAGGTCGTAGGGAAACTGAATGGCATTGGGCGGCGGCATCCTTCGCCAGCTGTTGATAATTCTTCCGACCGTATTCTTCCGGGAGAAATGCACCGGTTCCTGTCCGTACACCGGGTCGCCATGTTCATCGCAGAAGTTGGTAAGGAATTCCTTCAGGTATTTGCGGATTTTGATGTGTAAAATCATATATTGGTGGGAAATTGAAAATGATACGTTCTACATGTCTGTGCCAGGGGTGTCGTCATTCAGGCGGATCGTTCCTTTTCCTGCCTTATTACCTTCGGTGTAAGTTCCCGAGATAGTTGTTCCTTTTACCTCGAAGGTCAGGCGGAAATGATCATGTTTCTTGTTCTCGGCGGCATTGCTGAAATTGATATAGAAAAGCAGATTAGATAAAACATCCCGTTGTTTCTTTTCGGGATATATATCCCATAGCTGTTGCAGGATTACTGCATGGGATTTATCGCAATTGATGACTATGGCACCGGCTTTTATGATGCTGTCTATGGCGTCATACTTTTGTATGGCCGGGGCCAGTGACGGGGGGTTGGGGGAGAAGGGGGTCTTAAATTTCATATTGGCATGTCATTTTAATTTACTATTCCGTCAGGGGCGAGGCTATTTAGAGCAGCGATAATGCCTTGCGCTGCCTCGCCCTCCTTTGTGATAGGGAGCCTACTCTTCAGGTTCTTCGACATCCATATCAAGGTCGGACTCGATTTCGGCAACGGCCTTGAGTGTTTCCGAGGCATTCAAGATAATGCCCTTTTGTTGAATCATGCTGTTAATAACATGTTTATAATCCACCTCTTCTTCGCCAAGCTTATTCATTAACTCCTCGTATTTGATCTCCGCTTCGACCCGCTGCTTTTCAAGATCGTCTTTGGCGGCTTCGATCTGCCTGCTGATTTGTTTCTTACGAAGACCGAACAAACGATCCATTAACTTCTTCCCTTTTAAAATGCAATCAATCTTCTTCATAATGATTTAATGTTTAATAATTTATGTTTATTTATTAATGAGATTCGTGAGGACCTGGAAACAGGTCCAGTGAGGGTTGGCGCTCCAGCATAACTACGAAAGATATCATGAAACCCACTAAAGTCAAGGTGTGATATGAGTTTCCCCCTCTTTGGAAATTCAAAGGAAACTTGGGGAAATACCCTTTTCTTTTCTATTCCGTAAATCGCTGCACTTAAAGCAGAAAAGCTATCGTTGCAATCTGTATCCCTATCAATTCCATTCATGATTATTACATCTTGGGCTAAAATGGTTCATAAAATCATAACTCTTCAAATTCCTTTTGGACATCGGCAATTCGTTCGTCCAGGCGTTTAACGTATAGTTCTTTTATCTCTCGAGCGGTAATAAAAGAGTCATCTAAGTGTATCTTGTTAGCTAATGGCTTAGCGACATGATCGATTAATACATCAAACTCATTAATAAAATAGGCTCTGTCTACATCCGATTTTAGAATTTGCAGACGTGCCAGTTCATTGTGGAGCTGGTTGGCGCATTTGCGTTGATCTTCAGTCATATCTTCCTATCTAAAATGTTTAATCTAACACATACATTTACCATAAACGGATCCTTTACGTCTCTTTCAGGCTTAACAGTTACATATCCGTTTTTAATAAGGAAATCGGAAAGCTCATGCACTGAACTTTCAGCACATTCTACCATTTGGTTCGAAATAGAAAAATGATACAATTCTTTCATTTCATAAACCGCCTCTTTCATCTCCATTCTGCTAGGAAGATGGACATCGGGGCTAAATCGAGTAAAGTGTGTTGATATTTGTGGAATAGAATAAACCATACAATGATTATCCCGGCAAACCATACGGTCGAAATCTTTCCTTTCGAAAGAGTCATCCAGTATCCGGCACTTGGATCGGTAAAGGGAGATGGCTTCCTCCGCTTTGGTTTCTAAACAATCGGCTTCATTATATATGGAGAGAATGGCCTCTTTGCTAAAAGCTATTTTCAAGCGATTGAAAAAAGAAAAACGCTGATCCCGGGAAGGATCGCTATTTTCTGAGTGTGTCATAAGATATTGTTGTTTGATTTTCGATGTAAATGTAACAGTTTCAAATCTAATTAACAAATTTATCCAGACATTTTCCATACACAATGTATTCATATTGTATACACGCCTAATGCTTCAATGACGTTTTAGTTTTCCCGGTCTGCCTGTTACCTGAGATATTATATATGGAAACCTGCGTCAAGACGCAGTCGAATTTTCGTACTGACGCGGGGAAATCTACCTCTTGACGAAAATTTCCCTGCTTCTTGACGTAGGTTTACCCGGGTCGAGGGGGTTTATGGGAGTGGATGAGTTGTCCGTCTTCATGTAAAAGTGAGTCAGCGCAAAAGACCCCTAATGAAACTATAGGCCAAAAACTGTGCAAAAGTACGGCGTTTTTGAAAAACATTTTTATCTATTTGATTATCAGCATCGTATGGCCGCACTATTTTTGCACAAAAAGAGTACGGAATCTAAAACCGTGCACGAAAACCAAAATAGTGCGCTTTTTGTGCAAAAAGTGCGGAAAAGTGCAAAAACAGTGCGCTCATAATATTTTAAAATCCAGATGCTTAAACAGGCAAATTTTCGTTTCGCACGGCTGCACAGTTTTTTTCTTATTTTTTATAGTAGTCTCTTTTGTAAATGTAAAAATATAATAAAAAGGATAATATATATATGTATGTCAGGCCTTTGCGTGAATTCTGCGGTTGATACACTTCTCCCGGGGGAGGTTTGTTTTTGGGTGTTTGCGTCTGGCCCGCCCCTCCTTTTGTACGGTTTTATACGAAAACAGTGCGGCAGTACCCGGCGGTCTGTCTACCCGGTACCACTGCACTGACCAATTATTTTCAAGGGAAAGGGGGGCGGCGCGAAAATCGCAGTCAGAGACGCATAAAATCCGAAGAGTAGAATGCCTCACAGATAAATTCGTGTTCCTTGTGAAGGCGTTTGAGTCCTACGACGACAGCGATGCCTTGTGCCGCCAGTTCGTAAAGGCGGTGGGTAGTCAGCGGCGACTCGCGGAGATTGGCCGTCAGGGCGGCTACAAAGTAGCTACTCGTCAGGTCGTAGTCGTGTGGCGACTGCCGGATCAGCTTCTCAGCATCGGACGGCACAAGGGCAAAGCCGAGATCGACCAATACCTGCCGGATCATCGAACGGCGTTCGCGTTCGTCGGTGCTGACACAGACGATTATTTTGCGTTGTTTCTTTGGCATTTCGTTGGCTTTTTAGGTTTCTTCGACGATGACCTATCCCAATGGTGGCGGGGAAGTTTGCGAAGGTGGGTATAGTCGTCGGTAAAGACGATACATTCTTCCTTCTCCTTCACGATGTAGACCATGGCCGTCCGCACAAACCGCTCCCATTGCTCCTCCGGAATCTCCCGGCAGATATCAAACAGGCTGTTCTCAGACATCTGCCGGGCAAATTCACGGAAGGCACGGTAGTAATCCCGGAAGTCCTCGCCACCGTCGCGGATATAGGCGTCGATATCGGAGAGGGTATCAAGGCGGTATTGTTGGGCGGTGGTCATGTTTATTTACTTTTCAATCGTTCGTTTTAGACGATAGGCCTTAACAGGGAAAAGATCATTGTCTCTCGCATACATCATGTCCTCGCCGTCTGTACATGCTCTACCATTGCTTGCAATGCAGATTATCTGTTCCCAACCGGGAAACCCGCCTATTCGAGACGATGCCTTATTTACCCAGTTTTCGAAGCTGGTAAATTCGCATATATATTCTGCTTCAATTTGTATGTTCATGATAATGTCCGTTTTGTACTACCCACACAAATAATTCATATACAGATTTCAACATGTCAGATAATTCGTCTGTGTAGTTAAATCTTATAAGGCACTCAAAGCCTTCCTCTGCATTATAAAAATATCCTACATATCCCAAACCATTATTGATAGTCATATAATGGCCATTTATTTTATCAGGCAGTAAATAGAGGACATCGGCAAGAGTAAAGGCTCCTATGCCTGATTCATGTTGCTCCCATGATTTGAGATTACCGTGTATTCCTACGGGAGAAAGCTTTGTCTTTTCCTCGGGTGGACTGGGGAATGTCCAATACATTGAGGCAACACTGGTATCGACACCCATTTTTTTAAGGTGCTTCATCTGATCTATTGTCAGAACTTGATTTTTCATTACTATCATAATCTCGTTTTTTTTAATCCTTCTCTTCTTCCCAAATTTGCTCACACGCCTTCTTTATCTCTTCGAGAAAATCCCCATTCTCCAATTTTTCGTTTAGGCTGTCGAATAATTCCGTGTGTCCGGAAAGGGATAAGGCAGATGTATCGTCATCTTGCAGACGCTTGTGTGAGAAGTAGCCTTCATACTCGTGTCCGTAAAACTTGAAAACAAGATAGTACACAGTTGGATGCTGGACATCGTCTTCTTCATATTTCCAATTATTCAAATCTCCGTGTAGGAGAGTGATGTTCTCCGTTAATTTCTTATTAAATTCCATATTCGATTGGTCTTATTTATTCTTTCAACTTCTTTATCCTCTCATCAATCTCCTCTCTCATTTTTAGCAGCCGTTTCTCCTCCTCGTCGCGGATCCGGAGGCAATGCTGATTGATCAAATCCGCCACTACTTCCGTCTCATCGTACGATAGATAACGGATATTGTCGGCTACTGCGGATAGGGCGTTTGCCTTTCCTTCTTTGTTTGCCAGGCGACGGGCGCGCATGGCGACCTTTGCGGCCTCGGTCATTTTACTTCCTTTAATTCTTCCCATGTTTGTTTGATTTTAAATGATTTAATATTCTTCCTTATAGGTGTATCCGTCACATACTATCATAGCCTGCGAGGCTAACCTGCATGTTAATTGCGTTCCGTCTTCCTGCGCACGTTGATGAATACGCTTTGATATCTCAGCATTTTCGTTGCTTGTGATTACATCATTCACGTAAAGAAAACTTCGACAAATGTTCATAGCAGAAATAATCTGCTCATTTTTGTTATAGGCTTCTATTGCCATGTTTGTTTGATTTTTAAATTATTATTATCTAAATCCACTGAACTTCTTTCGGATCGAACACGAAGAACGATTCCCCTGTGTCCTCTCTTTTAAATATCAAGCCCCAACCCAATGGGGTGCTGTCGGCGCCCTGGCATAGAGCCACGGCATCCTCATGCGGGTGCCCTTTAAGGATAAGGGCCTTCTTTCCGTCGTAGGGTGTTTGTTTCATGTCTGTGCAATCTTATTGGAGTGCCCATCTTAATGCCCGCTCTGCATCCTTCAGCCCGTCTAAGGCATCATCAAGGTTAGAATAACACCCGTCCTCGACATCAATGTCCATTAACACGCTTTCCATGTCGGATATCAATCCTTCGGTTTGTTCGAGAATGCTCTCCACTTCGTCTCTGTCCATATCTATTTTATTTTTGAGTTTATTCCTTTATCAACTCTTTAGACAATTGAGAATCCTGTGCAATAGCGATCGCCTTCAGTAAGGTATTACCGTCTATATTATCGCTGTACGGGGAACGGTCTTGCCTTTCTTTCAGTAGTGTCGTTATATCATTTATTGCATGCCTGATAATTCCTTCCATACTTTGAGCCTGCACCATAAATATGGATTCAATAGACTCCCGCGATTCATTATCCGCCTCGATACGTGCGTGCCTCTTTATATCCTCAACAGGCACGAGCATCGTCATTACTCCAGCATTCTTCCCTTCAGGAACCTGCACAATATGGCACATAACGCCGTCATCTACAACATACATACCAGGCTCAGGATAAGTCTCCATTTTGAAAAGGTCATCGCCCTTCTTCAATTTGATCTCTTTTAATTCAATAATCATACTCATTCATTTTATCGTTAAACATTAAATCGTTTATAGTTAATATCCCGGTGCCTGAACACGTCCAAACTTTTGGTAACATCGAACACAATCGAGCATCAGACGCCAGAATAGTGTCCATTGCTTCATATCCCAATCATGAAATAAAAGGTGGTCGAAATCTATGACGGGTGGATATCCGACGTAATAATCTGAAAAGCTGATTATCCATTGACGTTCCTTAAAGGAAAGACCTGAAGGCTTCGCAAATTTGCCTGTAGGAATATAAAACTTGGGAGATTGTTCAAAAGGTATAATGAATGGTTCCTGCATCTGGCGTTCAATAAACATATCTCCAGTAAGGCAACTAAATAAGAATTCAAAACTATTTTCACAATCAAAATCATCCAGAATACAAAACCTAGTGGAAAGATCAACATGTGACCATGCGAATCTTTCCTCGCATAGATTTCTACATAAATATTTATATTCAGCCTTAGCCACAGATGAGAGCATCGTACTTAGAATGCATTTTCCAGTTCTCCCGGAACCGGAAACATCGTCAATAGCAATCACCGCCCACGGTTCCTCTCTTGATTTCTGTTTAGTAAGCAGATAACCAATTGCGCACATTTTCGAAACCCAATGCTGCGACCATACATCCATTTCTTTGAATGATAGAACTGTATAGTAATAGTTAAGATAGGTATTCAATTTCCGCAGGTCGCCATGCGTGTTCCAGAAGGGATTGCTGACATTTGCGAGGAAACGGAGGAAATCACACTCGTTGGCCTCCGTTGATGTCGCGATATTAAATGCTTTGGACTTGGGATCAATCCCGATGTCCACCAAGTCGAAATCCTCCGACAGATTTGATACTTCCCGATCGAATATATCGATCATTTGTACCGGTTCGTTTTGTTTGTTTGACATTGTTGTTTGATTTCTATGATTAATTAAAATGGTAATTCGTCCTTTCCCTTCTTTGCAGCATCTGCCTTCCCGTCCTTCTGCACAACTCTCCCTTTTAAAATATCTAAGGGGGAGGCGGCGCGTGCTTTGAAATCCTTTTCCGGCAGGATAGAGAAATATTCTACGCCGCCGGATTTGTCGTCGAGAACGGGTTGTCCGTCTTTATCGAAGAACATCGGCAGGCCGGAGGAGGCGTCGTAGCGTCCGGGGTTGAAGATGTAGCCTTTGAGGGCGCAATAGTTGATGAACTTCTTTTTAAAGATCGGCGCCGTAATCCATTTGCGCTGATCGGGGGCGTATTCGAGGAATTCGTCCTTATAAAGCTGGGAACGGGGGATGCGCACGTTGATCTTCTCGTCGTCGGAGAAGAATTCGTCGGCCCAAAGGATAAACGATTCACCCACCTGCTGACGGAGGCGGCGTGCTTCGAGACGTTCGCCTGGGGCTTCGACCACACCGAAACGAAGATAGGTGCGGATACACTCGGCCATTAGGTTCCAATGGAGGTTCCATTGCTCGTAATCCCATTCGTCGAAAAAGAGGGCGCCGAAGTCATCGACCGGCTTATGTTCGTTGTTATAGAAGTCGGAGAAGGCGATCAGCCACTGGCGGTCGAGGAACGAGCTGCCGTCGCCGTTGAGCGCGTGGTTCGTTGTCAGGTATATTTTAGGGGAAATATTGAAGGGGAATGTGGCACGGCCACCGCCTTTGTAGTTGACGTTCCAGTCGCCGGTGATATTGGCGAACAGGAATTCAAAGTCGAAGTTGGGGCGCACGTCGTCGATAAAACAGCACCGCATTCCTTCCACCAGGTCGTTCCATACGAACTGATCCCCCTGGATGTCCTTCGTCTTACCGTTGATATAGAATGAGGGCATCAGGTGTTTGAACATTTCGCCGATAATCGACTTACCGCTCCGACCGTTGGAGGCGCCTACCTCGCTTTGTTTGCCGTCCATGGCTACCACGGCGCGGCTGACACTGCGGTCCTTAGCCTCCATTAGCATATATCCGATAGCTGACATCTTCGCGATCAGGTGCTCGATATTATCCTGGCGTTCCTCTTCGGTGATCACAACGCGGTTGGCCTCGTCGATATCATCACCCTGACCGGCAACGATCTTTTCCTTGCGCCAGGTGAAGTTGCTGGCGTTGATCAGGAACTGGAGAAAATGGCACCGGCGACCGGTATCGGTCAGCTTATAACGGAAATGTTTGGTTTCCGGATCCCGTTCGATTTGGATCAGCGGCCCGGTCTTTTTGACTGAGAAACGACTCTTTTTATTGGCCCATATATGGAGATGAATCTTTGTGTAGTCGGTCTCCTGAATGCCGTCTTCGTTGACCTCCCAGCAATTGTCCTCGAAAAAGAATACCTGCTTATCGCGGGAAGGCTCGCGGAAGGAGGGTTGGATAAAATTCAGGTTCGACAGCTTATCAGGGCCCAGGTATTGCGGGCCGCCACGGTAGAGCATGTTTAAAACGTCCTCGCTTGCCACCGATTTGGTGAACTCGGTCACGAAGTCGCGGATATCAAAGGCTTCGACTATCCGCACAGTGGGAGGCTCGATGCGGATAAGGGCGACGGAGTTGTCGATCTTGCGGTAGCGGCCAAAGCCCCGGTTTTGAAGGAACTTGAAGCAACGGTTATAGTTAAAGGTCAAATGCTTGCGGGGGTTACCGCTCTTGTCGTACTGCTCGATCTCTTCCCAGTATTGCTCATCCGATTCAAGGGGTTGCGCCGATTCGAACTCACCTTCTTCGTTGAAACGCCATTTGTGTTTTCCCAGCTTAAACTCCGGCATATTCCGGAGGATCTCTTTATGGGCCTCGGCAAAACGGGCGGGGTGGTCGAGGTGCCAGTACGACATGATCTTATTGTCGGTGGCGGTAGTGATCTTATAGAAGGTAAGGTGTTTGCCGGTCAGATTCTTCTCGTTGACTAAGAGGTTGATGTCGTCGACCAGTTCCTGTTCACGGCCGTTCAGCGTATTGGTGAGCAGGTCGTCGATGCCTTTATCGTCGGCCTCGTTGCGGTTGACATGGCCGAAATAGACATCGATCCATATTTCACGATTCTTCAATCCGTCACAGTAGTCCTTAAAGTTCTTAACGGCATAAAAGAAATTGCGGGGGCGCTTCATGGCGTCGTCGGTAACACGCAGATTGGCGGAAATGCTATTCCAGTCGGAGTCGAGCAGGAAAACGACCTCCTTCACCCGGCAGGTTTGTATGATCCGGATCAAATCTTCCGGCAGACGCCCCTGTTGTCCGAGATTCTGAATACCGGAAATGCCCACCGACATGATGCCGTGTTTACAGGCCTTCTCGGCTTTCTTCTCTCCCTCCTGGACAAAGAGGCGTGTAATCTCGGACTCTGTTTTCCATGCGTCGCGGATCCGTTGGGGAATATACAGGTGTGTTCCGCCTCCATAGGGCGATTTGTATTTACCGGCCTTGCCGTCCTTATCCTTATGTTCATCCGGGTATTGCCAGCGCACACGGAAGTATTCACGGCGCTCGCCGGTTGGCCTCTTATTCCGGCCCAACACATCGTACATGATCGGATTGCCGTCGAGGTCGTAATACTCGATAATGACATCGTCGCCTTTGGGGTCGATCATCCCTTTCTCGTCTACCGTACCCTTCCTGAAGGTAGCGACATGAAACTCCGATTTATCTTTTCCCCGGCGAAACACCTTTGCTCGTATATCGGCAGTAGTAAGCCCCGACTCGGCCAGCATACGGGAACAAAAGCTGTCGGCCTCCTTTTTTGCAATTCCGGATGCCTTTTTAACCGGCTTTGTGGCCTTTTTTTGCGGAGGGCCGTCGGGAAGTACCATTCCTATATGCCGGGCAAGGTGTTCCAATGCCTCGGGGTAACTCATTAACTCATAGGTCATCAGGAACGATACGGGTGTCTTCGCTCCTTTCGCACCGCAGGAAAAACATTTACAAATGGATTTACCGGGATTGACTTCCAGTTTATCGGCTCCCTTGCACAGCGGACAGTCGCCTTTGTAGCTGACTGATCCGTTTTTATGCAGGGTCACAAAATCGCCAACCACATCGAGCAGCTTATTCTCCGTGCGGGAGATTATCGTATTTGTATCGTCGGGGGAAATGTAGGGCATTTCTTAGGATGTTATTTTAATCGGAACATTTTATTTTTTGATATTTCCTTTGATATCAGTTGGTAGGCTAAGCCTCCCAACTGAATAAATTAAAAGGAGTGTCAATCGGTCTTATCTTCTCCCTGAAAGGGTAAGATTAGTTGCCGGTTATTGGCTCTCCATTCATCAACAGTCATCTTCATTACTCTGTCAAGGTTATTCTTGGCCTCTTTCTCATCATTCTTTGCTGTCTTGAGTGCGGTTTGCTTCAACTGGTAATCGGTAACCAATTCTTCGAGCAGTTCCTGTTTCTGCTGTAGAAAGGACTGAGGATCCGTATAATGCCTAAACAGAACCTGATAGCACTCCTTTTTGTAATTGATAACAGATTCACGAGCTTCTTCCTTTACCCGTGATACATCAATTGTGAATAGCCAACCGAAAACATACATAAACGGGATAGAGAACATTTCCCGCTCTTTATTATCAGCGGCAACCGCCTTTATCATAAAGGCAGTTGAGCCTATTATGGGATCCCTTTCAATACGTTGACGTTGCCCCTCGAAATCGACCCCGATTATATCACATAGCGGTCTAATTGGGATCATTTCGTTCTCTTTACCTATAGACAAAATGTCTATGTCTTTAATCCTTGAAATAACTACTGTTGTTTCCATAATAAAAAAATAAATTGTTTGTTTGATTTATAAATTGACAGGATTGCCCTGTTGTAATTCACGCCACAGTTTTACATCGGCGGCTCGTCGTTTGTTGTAATCTATCTTCCGGTTGATTTCTTTTGCCAGGTCAGCAATTGATTTGGCGCGGGCTGCATAATAATGCCCGGATACATTGCAAAGAGCATGCATCCATACATCGCCAAATTTGACTTGGACGTTCTGGAGAGAGGGAATAAAGGATTTTAATTCTTCAAAAAAGGTAGGGATACGCGTTTCGTGCGAGGACGTTGCGGTACAGGTACTATTGTTCGCTGTATTGCAAATTTCATTGTTCGTTGGCATTGAGCATGAAATTTGATAATGTAAAACGAGAAAGGCTATCGCCTCCCATTCGTGCCAACGAACATTTACCGACGCGAGTCGAGCAAACCTCAGGGATTTGATAGCCTCCTTATCTTTGCAGATACAGCTAACTTGAAAGCATAAAAAAATTGCTCTACTACGCGTTCTAATAAAATGTTCGTTGGCCTTGAACGCCACAAACATAAGTATTATTTTTGAAAGCTGTATCATTTCTAACATCTTTTTATAGATCCCCCTTAATTGAGACCTTTATGTCTTCCTCTCCTATCATTCGCTGAAACTTATCCATATACCCGCATCGGTCGTTGCAGGTTATAGGATTGCCGGGTTGCACGAGGCAGAGGTTCTGAGGCTCTGCACGCCAGGGGCAACATGCGCGATGCGCTGCCAGTATATGTTGTGACTGTGGATTCATTGTTTGTTTGATTTTTGGTAGTGGCGCTCCCGGCCGGAAGGAATTTAACCTCCCGTTCGTCGGCACTGAAAAAGCTCTGCATCTTTCGCTCGCAGTCCTCCTGCCGGTATGCCACGCTGGTTTTTTATTTGCCGTTCAAACGGCTTTTAATCTCCTTAGCCGGATTAAAGACAATCTTTTTATATTCGGGAATAATCATCTTATTACCGGTGGCCGGATTGTGACCGCGACGTTCGGCAACCCGTTTGGGAGTGAAGCGCCCGAAATCACGGAGGGAAAGTTCGATACCTTGAGACAGCGTCTCGCCGGCGACATCGAGAGCTATATTCAATACGTGTTTTACTGTTTCAGGATCTACGCCTGATACCCGGATAATCTCTTTCCGGAATTCTTCTTTGTTCATGTCATTATGTTTTATTTGATACTCAATTTCACATCCAAATTACCCAACTGCGGGGTATCGGATAAGGACAAATCGAAGCCTGTTAAGAGGCTTTGGCGGCGAGGATACGGGCGTTTTTCTCGCCCGAACGTTTATCGTATCTCAGCAAGCAATCGGCGGAGGAGTGACCGGTCATGGGTTTGATCACATCCACGCCGTTGCCTTTATCGAATTCATTGGTGACAAACGACCGGCGACCGGTATGCGAAGAGATCAGCTCACACATCCGCTTGGATATCATGACGACTTCTCCCGCCACTTCGGTTTCGAAATGCACGATATCAGTCAATCCGGCCCATTCGCATATCTGCTTGATCCGCCAATTGAAATGCTGAGCGGAGCGGGCACGGGGCAGGCGCCCGCCATAACGCTCCAGTATCTTCCGGATGCCGGAATGGATCGGCACATGTACGGTCTTCTTGGTCTTTTGGGTCTTCTTTATAATAATATCACCATGGATATGCTCCGGGCCAATCCTTGTCGCATCCGAATAACGAAACCCGGCAAAGCACATAAAGACGAACATATCGCGGATCTCACGATCCTGTTCCGACAGGTCATCATAGAAAAGCACCTGATCGATCTGCATGGGAGTCAAAGCGATAGAGAACGGTTCCCCCGCGCGGACACGGGTCTCCCTGAAGGAATTGCATACATCGTATCCCCCTTCAATATATACCTGGTTCAGTAAATACTTGATCTTGCCGATGATCCCGGAGGATGTACTCATCTTCAAACCCTTATCCCGTTGCAGGAAACAGTGGAATTCGATAAGCGTCTCACAGCTGATCTGATTGGACATATAGGCGCGGCGCCCTTTGTATTCTTCGTACGTCCGGAAATGTTTCAGCGCATTCATATACGCCGCCCGGCCACGCTTCTCACTACGGTATTCTTCTAAAAAATCGGATGACCAGGATACAAACTCAACCGGTTCCATTTTTCTCCTATATTCGCTTTGCAGACGCCGTGCCCGATGCACGCGCATGTCTACAATATTGCATGCAGCATTCATGGTTAATCATTTATTGTAATATTTCCCATTTTCCGCTACCTTTGCAGCGGATCGTATTTCGCAGTACATCCCTCTTGCGAGGTCAAGAGTTTACAGAAGCCGTCCGGTTACCGCCGGGCGGCTTTGCTTTTCAATTTCATTCTTCATCAACATCCTTCGGGTAAGGCTGCGTCTCATCCACGATCCGCGTGATAGCGTCAAACCTGCCCATAAATGTTGTCTCTTCTTCCGCTTCATCCCACAATTGACAGATGTAAACAGGGTTAAGGTTGTTGAAGGGGGTGTTCATTTTGTGTTATTTGAAGATTTTTGAAACGGTTTTGAACGGAATTAAACAACCTTTCTAACCTTGTTTCGTAACTCTTCTATCCTGTATTTCTTTGCATTTCCAACCATAACCGGAGCAACTTCTCCGGCAGTTTCCATTCTCCAAAGAGTAGTCCGAGAGACACCGAGCATCTTACACGCTTTCGACGTGCTTAGCAGGTCTTCTGTGTCAGCGATAACCTCTTCCGCTATCATGTACATCGGAATGATTTTCATCCCATGACAGATAGTGCAAACGATAGTCATGGCGGTAGAATTAACTGGTTCCTTACCAGTTCCATTACAAACTGGGCATTTCTGATAAGGAACACATTTTTGTATCTTATACTTAGTATTCATGGGGTGTTGTGTTATTTGAAGATTATTCATCCGTATTTTCAACTACTTCTACCTGGTGATAGAATACCCAGTATTTTATATCAGAATATGCGAATTTAAACGCCCTTTTTGCGAAGTCAATTTCTCTTATCCAATATAGCTTTCCATTATACCTTAACCGGGTATCCTTGCTGAACCGGTAATTATCAAATACATTAAGCGTCATGTTTGTTGATTTATTTCTTTACTAATCCTTTCGTTTATTAGCCTGTAGGAGCAATATATCTTATTCTCTTCCGGGTGACGGGCACTATATCGGCAACAAGTACAAGCAAACGAGCCTATCATTCGATGTGGTAGATTAGGGCACTTTGTTATTGAATACAGATTACCATCTTTGTATTTAGCCTTTACTTTGAAGCTAAAGGCATCATAATCCTTTAAATCTAATTTTCCAGTCATATTCAGATATGTTGAGATTTGAAGATTATTATTTTGCTTTTAATAATTCGGGATTATCATGGATGTTGCCAATAATTTCATAATATCCATTTAATAAATCAGTCTCAAACCACATCATATCCCTTTCTTTATCAATTGATAGGCAAAATGATGATGCTTTTTCAAGAAACACGACAGGCATAATTCCCCCACCTCTCGATAACAACAGTATGTCACCTTCATAAATATCATTACCGTTCTTATCTTTTAGTCCGGTGAACTGACAGACGGTTTCAGGAACAATAGATACAGGTCCACATCCATCAACTTTAATACAGGATCTTCTCCCTTCGCCATCACAGTATTCAACCTCCAAATAATAACCGATGATCCAATTATCATTCTCGTCTTTTCCTCTGAATTTTATCTCTCTCATTGTATAACCTCCCTATCTTCTATGTAACATTCCAATATTTCAAGACATTCTCCTCTGAACGGATTCCCGGTTTTAATCTGACAATCATATCCTAATTCAAACTCAATATGCTCGTTTATTTCTGATTCGGTTGCGTCTATGTCAGGCAACTCAACCAATAACTTAACTACTCGTTTCATGTTTTTTTATTAATCTGTTTCCTGTATTCCAAGCGTATTTAACCCATCTACTTAAGGATGTTCTTTGCCGATCTTCATGCTTTTCTTTAAATTTCTTTAGCTTTTCAGGGTCAGTGATTGCAAGAATTGCATCATCATACTGCTTGCGATCATTGATATTACCATAGGCAAATGAGAGTAGTGATAATGCCACTTCTTGAATGTTCTCTTCAAAACAGGCGTTTACATCTTCGGTTCCGCAATATTGTTCATAAATCTCTTTCCTTCCTGATTCAGGAGTAAAAGCCGTCATTGTGTTTAAACTCTCTCCATCTTCCCGGTGGCATCCAGCTTTACCTTCTCCAATCAAAAGACAAACAATAAATGCTATTTTATCATTATCAGCAATAAAAGTAATTGCATCACTTGGTGTTATAAATTCGTATATCATAATCGTTTCGTTTTTATGTTTTTGATTTTATGGAATATTTAATTTCCTGCCAAAATCCGCCGCTAATAGTTGCATAAGCGTTACCGACCTTTAACTGCTCTTCGATTAAATTGATTCCATTCTTTTTTAGTTTTTTTACTGCCTGTGTCCACAACCTAAATATCTTCTGTGTTCTATCGGTTGCGCCGCAACTTTGACGATATCCTACTGATACATATCCGTTTTCTAAAAGATACTGAATATTGTTTTTGATATCATTGGAGGGGTAGCCGCAAAGAGCATTCACTTTTTCGTTTAGAAGATCTAATTCTCCTTGTAATTTTTCATCTATTTCCATACTCAGATATTTATGTATTTGAAGATTTGTTTTTATAATAAATAAAGCTTATATTGCCGGAAACAAATAAAATATCATATTATGAGAATCACGTACAAATTTCATACCTCTGAGCAAAGAGATCAATTTATCCAACGTATATATGATAGTGGAGCATATGTTAGAAGGGATGGAGATTATTCGCATGGATTCAAAAATTTATGCTTTTATAATGGCTTCTATGAAGTTGAATTGGATATTTCCTACATCAAAAATGCAAGTATTGTTAAGATGTCTGCAGATCTTTGTAATGGAATATTGGAAAACCAATAAAAAAATAATTTAAATTAATATTATGCGATATGTTTTTATACATTGCCAGTCTTGTGGTAATGCTACTAATCGACATAAAATACTTAAATGTAATGATTGCAAGCATATTTATTGCACTTTTTGCGCAGTGAAAGATACATGTGTCCAACTTCCTATCCCCAAATGCCCTAAATGCGATTCGGATTACTTTATAATATTAGGAGATATAAAGAACATTCGTAATCAATAA